TGTGGAGATAACTCCAAAAGAATATGCGTATTCGCTATAACCTTTTTCTTTTGCGATAGCAATTAGGCTATCAAGTATTTTTGTTCTGTCTAAACTATTCATTAGTTTTCCTTTCTAATTTTTCAGGCTTCTAGCCTACCATTTTCTACTGACATTTTCAAATCCGACACGCCCAGATTTCGGGAAAAATTCGGGTGTGATAATAATCACGTCATAAACACCCTGTGGATAACCCTGTGGAAAACGTGGCGGCAAATGTTGAAACTTCAACCAATTTAGTCAAAGTTTCAACCATTTAATTTAGATCTTTATTTCATTCCATTTCATCTCAGCAATTTCTTTACGCAAATTTTTATTTTCAATTTCAAATCTACGCAAATTCATTAGCATTCCAAAAAAGAAAACGCCGAATGAAATTAGAGCGAATGTCAAAATTATTTCTGTCATGCGTTTATTAGTCCTAACTCATCAACGCCACACGCTTTCTCAAAACGGGCTTTATCAAATCTGTCATTATCAGCGAGAAAGAATTGAGCAAATTCCTCTACTAAATCCTCAAAAACCTGTGGGTGTATCTCGCCAGAAAATCCAGCGAGAATGTTAGCAGTTTCAATATAGTCTTTACGAGTCATCATTTAGTTATTCTCCTCATCTAGTAGAATGAACGCATGAGTGCCACCTTCATTAACACGCTCTAATTCTGAAAGTAATTCATCACGAGTTAGAAGTGAAGCATTACCTACTAATTCTGTTACTGCTTGAATGTTTAGGTCTGTTACAACCTGCGTAGGCATTTTAGCAAGTGTGCCTGCGAATGGAGAGTCAGCGTTAATTCTTGAAATAAATTTTACGCCATCAACCACGAATGGATAGTCTGTATAGTTAGTTGTTGTCATTTTAGTTTTTACCTTTCTTGGGTGTTTTAGTTGTATTGACAAGTTTAGCGATTTTCTCTAAGTTTGTCAAGCGAGTAGCCTCACGCTCTTTCTTGACTAATTCTTGGAATTCATGAAGTTTCATTAGTCTGCCACCTTTACTGCGACAGTAGCCCAACGATTACCATTGAAGCGAATTGCGTAGGCTTCATAGCCGTCAAGCCAAATATCCTCACGCTTTTCTGCGAAATTGATTTCGCCATATTGATATTTTCTCGCAAGTGAGCGAGGGTAGTAAGTGTGACCTATTAGCAGGTCTGTAATTGAATAACTTTTCATAGTTTTTACCTTTCTTTATAAATCTATTATTTCATTTTTTTTCTCAAAAGTCAAAGTGACACGCCGTCTATTTTTGTGGCGTAGGTCACAAGGGGAGAATATCTCTCCCGTAGTATTCAACGGCATCAACGATATTCATTACGCCTTTATATTCACGGCAATTTGAGCAGATACTATCCCAACGATCAAAAGTGCGTGAGCAGAATACGCAAATATTATCCTGAATTGAATAACCATTATCAATTAGAAAATCTGCTATTTCAATTATTTTGTTAGTCATAAGTTTTCCTTTCTTTTTCTTACTCCGTAAGTCTAGCAGAAATCTCTGACAAAATCAAATCCAAATCACGCTTAGATTTTGTGAGAAATATCACAAGAAACGTAAGCACGACACGCCCGAGTGCGGGGGGCGGCAAATATTTTGCGGCAATTTTGCTAATCAATTAAAATTAGCAAAAATTATTTTTTTTATTCTACAACATCTAGAACATCAAAAACATCAAATTTAACTAAGTCACTTTCGGAAAGTGCTAAGAAAATTTTATTTAAATCAAACACAGCACCTAAATCTGTATCTGATTCAGTAACGAAACTAATCAAAACATTTTTTTTCATTTGTTTATCCTTTCTATTATTTTTTTCTCATGTGTTTAGCATACTTGAGAAATAGTCTGCGATAACCACAGGTTTCGCAATAGTGATTTATTGAGGGTTTCACACTCTCAGATGTTTCTACTCTATAAGTAGGGTGCTTACAAGTAGGGTCATTACCTCTAACATTGTAGTCATTGTAGTATTTTTCTACTTTATCAAAAGACCAATAACCATTTACAATTTCATTTACTTTAATGTTAGTCATTTTATCTAACCTTTCTTTTTATAGTTGAGATACTAATTTATTTGCTAGGCTCATGTTATTTCTAACCTTATTTGCTAGGCTCACTTAGTATCTCTATTTTGTTATGTAGCAATACTAACACCCACCACTGACATTTTGAGGGAACAAAGTAGGGCAATTCGGACATTCTAAAAAACTTTTTTTGTGATAAGAGTCACAAACTTTCGGGCATTTCTATAAATGTCCATAAGTATCGGCGTGTCTACTTGACAAATATTTTGCGGCAAATACCGCAAGTCCAAAATGTCCGATTTGTCCATGTGACCAACACCACAAAAGACACGCATGATTTAGACTTGACTTTGTCAGTAAGTTATAGTATTATTCTCCTATAACAAAAAGAAAGGTTAGAACAAATGTTTGACTTAGCAGATTACCTAGACGGATACGGCGTTGCCATTGCAATGGTGCTAGTGCTTGTGATTATCCCCTTCCTCCTCATTCTTGTGGGCTAAATCACACCAAGCCTACGGCGTGTCGCCTTGACTTTTGGCAGGGTATAGGATAGAATTCTCCTACAAAATTAAATAAGAAAGTGTCTAAAGAAAGGACAACTAAAATGATAAAGAAAAATTGTATGCTATGTGGTCAGACCACTCATGTATCTAAACGCAGTATCCCTGCGATATGTCCGAATTGTATAGATTCGCTAAATAGTGTGAGATAAGTCACACGGGTATGACCAGACATACCCACAAACCACCCCCCAAAATGTCAGTGGTATCAGATAGACTACCATTATTAGAAACTAAAGAAAGGTTAGAAAAAATGCTAACACTAAATTACACAATAGAAAAAGACGGAATTGAACTTTCCGAAATAAATAAACTCATGCTATCAGAGCGTCAGATAAATGACCTCATGGATACTCTTGTGGCTCATGGCTACACAGTATTAGAAATGTCAGTGGATAGTGCTACGATTATCCCTACAATTCACTATTCAGAAAGGAATAACTAAGATGATAAACTCAATTCAAAGAATAAACTGTGACGAGTGTTATGGTCACGGCGTTATCTTCTACGGAGATGATAACGATTATGCCGTTGAACCTTGTGAGTGTATATGACCTACACTCATGAGCAACAATTACGGCTCGCATGGATAACAAAATACGGAAGCCCCGAAGGGTATCACAAAGCAACACAACTAGAGAAAGAAGAAATACTAAATGAAACTAACAATAACTAGCATGGCAGGCAATACTTCTAGCATGGAATTGCCAACTAAAGAAGATGTTTATTATTTTATTGACTTGTATAAATCAGCATTGAAAAAAAATCAGCGAGTAAAAATTACTTGCGATATTCTTGGAATTGACGGGTATTTACAAGGCACTAAACCAATACGCTAAAGCCCTCTAGTGCGATCTCTCCAATAGTGGTCGCACTATTTTTTTTGTATTTTTTTTCTAAATCATGCATCATACATCTTAGAAAAATATTCAGATTTTTGGTATAATGAAAATATGACAAACCACAACCTTTGTATCCACGTATACGAATATGTTAATTCCGAGGTTTGCCCTCATTGTGGGCGGTATACACATGAAGTAGATCGTGAACTACACTATAAACTCTTTAAGCAATATTATGATGAAGGAAAACATCTAGCCTACAAATGCCCAATCGAGGGCGGTACCATAAGAGGCTGGTGGTCTATATAAAATACGCTATAGCACTCTTAATTCTGCTATTTGGTTTGTTAAACTATTTTGCCTATTTGCAAAAAATCAACGGTATGTAAAATTACCATTTTCCAACAGGACATTTAGCATTCTCTAACCCTGTTTTTAACTTCATAAAACATCCACACTTGCCACATCGTTGAGTCTTTGGTTTGAAAAATTCACAACTCTTACAAATTTCAAGGCGGTAGTTAGCAAGTTCTTCACCACTTCTTGGCGAGTTTGGATTTAACAAATCCCATGGCTTAACATCATCTGACATATAAAACCTTCCTTTAACTCCATTATATCCTATTGGCCGTATAGAATGCAAACCAGGTTATTGACGCTATTCGTATCTTTGATTCGTGTTAGTCATTGATGGTTTGTTATTCTTTTTGCGCCCCGCCGAAATACGTGATATAATTTCTTCATTATGTCACCACAAGAATGGGCTGGATTCGTTGCAACGATCATAGGAATCGTCGGCTCGGTGGGACTAGTTTTGAGGTGGATCTTGAAAAAATATGTGCAAGAAATAATGACAGAACTAAAGCCAAACAGTGGATCTTCAATGAAAGATCAAGTAACACGGCTTGAGGATAAAGTCGATAAACTATACGACGCTATTTTGATTCATCTTGAAGATCACGCTAATAAGTAACTATATATTATATATATTATATTCTTTTACTATTTTCTCTCTTAATTAATTATTATACACACACTAATTATTGTTGTCAAGCAAATACCCCCACTTTTTGAAAAAATTTACCTAATCGTTATAAACTTTTATTTATTGTCCTAAATAATGTTAGAATGAACGTGCTGGCCCGTCAGGTTGCTCTCTACCCACCCCCACTGCCCCTGACGGGTTCAGCCTTATTTTCATGGTATAATCAAACATTATGACCGAAAAATCCTTTGTTGTTTCTGACACCTATAAATTCGGAGCGAATCCAGCCACTATTCAATGGAATGTTGTTCGTGGCGATACTGCTACGCTAAAGGTAGACTTTCTAGATGATGATGAAGTAACAAAATGGAATATATCTACTTGGGATTTTGAGGCTACTGCTTATGATGCAAGTGGCGATGTATTAGATGAATTATCTGTGACTGCTACTACTGGATCGGTTACTATTACTGCCCCCGCCTCATTGACGGAAAAGTGGGGTACTACTTATAAAACCGTTGTAGCAGAACTACCTTTTGATTTAACAGCACACATTCCAGTATCTGGTGAAGATACATCTTGGACACCAGTTATTGGTACAATTAGAGTATTGGGAGATGTAACTCCAGGAGGATCGTTATGACTTTGCCTACCGTCGTAAAAATTAGTGATACACGCACTGACATTCCGCCTGTTATTAAAGTAGACGGAAAGATTTATAAGGTGTCACGCTAATGGCATTTCCAGCAACATATAATTTTAGTTACTACCGTGGAGATACAAATCAATTTGTAATTCGTCCAAAGAATTCTGACGGATCTGCTTTTGACCTTGCTGGTTATGATGCAGATTTTTTTATTGCTACCGCTCGTGGTGCTGCGACAAGCGTTGTTCAGTATGAAGCACAGGCAGTAGTAGATTCAACAAATGATTTAGTTACATGCACGATTCTGCCAGGTGTTGGATCACAACTTGCTCCAGGAACTTATGTTTATGACGTACAGGTTGATTCTGGTGCTTCGCTTGTTTACACATTGCTAACTGGCACTATCACTGTAACAGAGCAGGTTTCGGGTGCCGTGTAATGCCAGAAGTATTATTGTCAAATGACGACATTACGGTATTAGGTCCACCTACAACAATAGAATTACTTGTAGATATTGGACCACAAGGAATTCGTGGTAGCCAGGTATTTGTTGGTACTGGAAATCCAAATAGTATTGAAATTGGACAAGAGCCAGAACTTAACGATTTATTTATAAATACATCTCCAGGTGCAAACTATGGATATTTATATCAATACGTTTCTGAGCCAGGTGGAGATACCTGGATTGAAATACTAAAAATGAATCCAACAATTTATAGCAAAAATCACTCTGTTACATTTACCAGTGGTACTGCAGAAGTAATTATTCCTATTGCTGATATCACAACCACAGAGACGGCGCTTATAGCCGATAACTTTAGCATTCAGTATAGTATTGCCCATGACAGTCCAGTAGCCTCTACAATGACCCTTGTAAGCGCTACAACATCTGATCTGGTAATAGATCTAGAAGCAGTAGAATATGTAAGTAGCGCTTGGTCTAATTTGGCCGAGGAAGTAGTTGTCCACTTTTTTATTACGATAGTCGAAGCAGGCGAATCGTAAGAATGTGGTATAATTTTCGAGAGGTGATCCTATGGCAGTAGAAAGTATTGGCACGATATACAGTGTTAATATCCCAGGCTTAACAGATTCAGCAGATATTCAAAATGCGTTTAAGGCATATCATTATGGCGCATATACTTCTATTGCAACTACCGCTGGAATTGGTTCTGGTGGTATCGCTTACTGGCTAAAAGGAATTGAAGAAGATATTGCATTGCTAGAAGCACGTCCATCATCAGGTGGAGATGCAACATCAAGTGCTCCAGTTGCTGGAGACTTTACACCTTCAGGAATTCCAGATGGTTATATCTGGGTTGATCTTGATGGATCAATGACAAGTTCTGTTATTGGTGCTACTGCAGTTTATAATAATAATGCACCTACATCTAATCTTACATCAGGAATTATTTGGGTAGATAAAGATTCATCTACTTCTACAACTGGTAATCCATTTATTCCTTCTGCAATTATTGCAGCAAAAGGAGATTTACTAGCGGGTAGTGCAAATGATACTGTAGTAGTTCTAACAGTTGGAACAGATGGACAATATTTAAAGGCTGACTCAAGTACAACAAGTGGACTTGCTTGGGCTGCTCCAGGAGATCTAACTGCAGTTTCTGCAGGAACTGGTATTACTGTTACAAATGGCGCTGGTCCAATACCATCAGTTGCTGTTGATGACACACTTGTTGCTACAACCAGCAACACAATGACTCTTACAAATAAAACTTTAGTTGCTCCAACTATTCAAGGCGCATCTGTAACTGGTGGTACATTCGTTGCTCCAACATTACAAAATCAAGCATCAACTGGTGGAACCTTTATTGGTGCAGCAATTACAAGTAGTACAACTTTTGCAGGTACATCAACAATTGAAACAGTTGCATATCCAATATTAGTTGCTCCAGAAGAGCGATGGAATGTAGTCGCAGCATCAGCAGGCAGTACAGTAAACCTTGATGTTTTAACTTCTGCTGTGTGGTACTATACTAGCAGTTCAAGTTCTAACTGGACACTAAATATTCGTGGCAATTCTTCAACATCTCTTAACAATGTTCTTAATACTGGTGATTCTATTACTACCGTTTTCTTTGCAACAAATGGAACAACTCCATTTTATCAAACAGTGCTTACAGTTGATGGAGCCACAAGCGGCGTAAATACAAGATGGCAAAATGCTACTGCACCAACATCAGGAAATACAAGCAGCGTTGACATTTATTCATTCACAATTGTAAAGACAGGAAACGCTGCGTTTTCGGCATTTGGATCTCAAACTAGATTTGCTTAAGGAGTATAGATGCCTATCATTGGTGGAAGATCAGCAGGAGTAAGAGGTCTTGGATTTCAAGGTGCTGGAAAACCAGGTAAAGTAATAACTTTTACAGCAACAGATGTTGGTAGTGGAAGAGCATATAATAATGGAAGAATTGATATTTCTTGGACTGCGCCATCAAGCAACGGTGCTCCAATTACTGGGTATTTAATTGAAAGATCTACTAACTCAGGTTCAACATGGTCAACTTTAATTTCTAGCAATGCTACAACTTCTTATTCTGATACTGGACTATCAAGTGCAACAAGATATGATTATAGAGTTACAGCAATCAATGCAGTAGGCTCAGGAGAAGTTTCCTCATCTGTTAATGCAACTGCAACAACTGTTCCACAGGCACCAACTGTTGGAGCAGCATCAAGAGCAGCAGATAATCAAGTTTCATTGGCTTTCACTGCCAATGCAAATGGAGGATCATCAATTACATCATATACAATAGTAGCAAGTCCATCAATATCAGTAAGCACTAATGCTGGAACAACATCGCCAAGAACCGCAACTGCATCATTTGGTTCTGGAACATCTTATACCTTTACAATTGCAGCAGTTAATGCTAATGGAACATCTGCTGCATCTTCAGCAAGCGGATCAGTTATGCCAAATCAACCTGCTCCAAGCAGCGTTGAGTATGTTGTTGTTTCTGGTGGTGGAACTGGATATAGTGGTGGCGGTGGAGCGGGAGGAGTTTTTGCTGGAACACAATCTGTAAGTGCTGGAACTAATTATTCTATTTCTATTGCAGGTGGAGGCGGAACATCTAACTTTATATCATTTACACCTTCTGCTGGTGGAAATGGTGGCCAAAGTCAAGGAAATGCTGGTGCTTCTGGTGGAGGATGTGCAGTATTTAATAACAATGGACGTGGAAATGCAATTGCTGGCCAAGGACATATAGGTGGTAAAACTAACCATGGCGGATCAAGTGGAGGTGGAGGTGGATACGGTGGACCAGGTAGTGATGGAAGAAAAGCAACAGATCCAAATAATGGAAACGAGTTTACATATTCGGAGCCAGGACAGGCTGGCGGTGGAGGTGGAGCATATTCTGCAACCATTGAAGGTGGAACCAACTACTATGCATATGGTGGTGGAGGATTTGGTCAAGGATATTATCCATGGGTATGGAGTGCAAATGGAGATGCTAGCGATGGAGCAGCAAATAGTGGCGCAGGCGGCGGAGGTTGGGGATTCCATAATGGTGGATCTGGAACTGTGATTTTAGCCCATTCAAGCAATGAAAAATCTGCCACAGTTTCTGGAGGACTTAGTTATAATTTAAATACTAACTCTAGGGCTGGATACAAAGTTTATAAATTTACTGGTGGAAGTGGAAACGTGAGTTGGTAAAGATGGCACATTATGCATTATTAGATGAAAATAACATAGTAGTTAACGTTCTTGTAGGCAGGAACGAAGATGAAGTTGTTGATGGAATTACTGACTGGGAAGAATATTATGGTAATTTTCATAATATGAGATGCAAGAGAACATCATATAACACACATTTGGGTCAACATAGATTTGATGGAACTCCATTTAGAAAAAATTATGCACAGGTTGGTGGCACTTATGATGAAGAACGAGATGCCTTTATACCAATAAAAGATTTTGAATCTTGGATTTTTGATGAAGATACCTGTGCTTGGAAAGCGCCTATACCACAGCCAGATAATGATCACTATTATCGTTGGAATGAAGAAACCTTAAGTTGGGATAATCTTGGACAAAAATTTGAGTAATAGCAAGAGAAACCTGCTATAATAACAATAAGGAGCGACGATGCCAACATTTAACACCACAGACCCAAAACCAGGGTATATATATGACTCAAGCGATGATACTTGGTATCCCCTTGCTGGTATTGCAGTACAGTCATTAGATGGATTGACGGATGTTGTTATTTCTTCCGCCGCTTCTGGACAGACTCTTGTTTATAATGGAACTAACTGGGTAAATACCGCCGAAACTGGCGATGTGTCTGCTGTTTCAGCGGGTACAGGAATAACAGTAACAAACGGTACAGGACCAATTCCATCAGTTGCAGTAGACACTACTCTTGTAGCAACTACAAGCAACACTATGACTTTATCAAATAAGACTTTAACATCTCCAATAGTAAATGGAGCAACGATTAATTCTTCAATTCTTGTTGGTCCAGAAGAACGTTGTAGCGTTGTTGCATCAGCAGCAACAGGAACAATTAATATTGATACCATAACTGCTGGAACTTGGTATTATACATCAAATGCTGGTGCAAACCATACACTAAATTTGCGTGGCAGTTCAACAACATCATTAAATAATCTTCTTGCAACAGGAGATTCACAAACAATTGTTTGGTTAAATACAAATGGTGCTACTCCATATTATGTTAGCGCAGTACAGGTAGATACCGTATCGCAAACTGTTAAATGGCAGAATGGTACAGCACCATCTGCTGGAAATGCCTCATCTATTGATGCTTATGTATTTACAGTTATTAAAACTGCTGCTTCAACATATACAGTATTCGGTACTCAGACTAAGTTTGCGTAAGGAGGGTTTTAGTGCCAACATTAAATACCTTCGGTAGTGCAAGAGGATTTGGTAGAGCAGGTGCTGCTAAACCTAATGCTCCAACAATTAACAGCGTAACAGCAGATTCTGCAACACAAGTAACAATTAACTATACTCTTGGCGCTAATAATGGTGCACCTATTACAACTATTGGAATTACTTCATCTCCCTCAATTGCTTTAACATATACCAATACAGATCTTGATGGATCAATCACAGTTACAGGATCTTTTGTTTTAGATCAAACGTATACTTTTACAATGACAGCAACAAATGCTGTAGGTACCTCAGATGCATCTACTGCTTCTAATGCTATAACTCCAAACTTTTCATACTCTCTTGCTCAAACATATAATGCATCAACTACATACACAGTTCCAAATACTGGCGTAAGTAAAATTGCAGTATATGCTTGGGCAGGCGGTGGAGGAGGAAATGGTGGAAACGGCTTAGACACTACAAATAATACCAATTCCCCCTCTGCAGGTAATGGAGGTAGCGGAGGTAGTGGCGGAAATGGTGTAGCATTTAAAGATTATTCCGTATCACCTGGACAAACTTTTACAGTTACTATAGGTAGCGGTGGAAATGCAGGATCTGCTGGTGGAGTAACATCTTTTGGTAATTTATTAAATACAACAAATGGTAGTAATGTGGCTGGATATGCAACTTCAAATGGTGGAGGTGGAGGTGGCGGAGGTAGTGGTGCTGGTGGTAACTGTTATGGTCTTGGTAATGGTAATACAGGTGGAACATCAAATGCTTTGACATTAAATGGAACAGGATTGACTAGTTACACAGTCGGTGCTGGCGGCGGTGGCGGTGCAGGAGGCTCATGCAGAAGCGTATCAGCAGGAGGAACTTGCGGTCCAGCAAATGGTGGAGCAGGAGCAAATAACGCAGGCTCAAATGGTAATGGTGGTGCAGGCGGTAACGGTGGTGCTAGTACAAACAACAGCATTACTACTAGCCCTAACTCTGGCTCCTCTGCTAATGGTATTGCTGCAGGCGGTGGCGGAGGTTCAGGTGCTGGAATGTTGTTTAATGGTTCTGGTACTAGTGCTACTATAAATGCTTCTTATGGAGCGACTGGTGGTGCTGCAGGTACAGGCGGTAGAATATATGTTTATCAGGCCGTGTAGTTAGGAAAAATAATGGCAGAAAAAAATTATGCTTTAATTAAAAATAATAATGTTACAAATATTGTAGTTTTTGATGATCTTTCAGAAGAATTGTTTTTAGTTTTTTTAAATGAGTATCAACTTGATGATATTGTTATTGCAAATGAAAAAACAGAAATTGGTGGAATATACGATGGCGTAAAATTCTGGCCAACTAAGCCATATCCATCTTGGATTAAAAATGAAGAATTAACAAAATGGGAAGCACCAATAGCAATGCCTGAAAATAAACCAAATAAATATGTTTGGAATGAAAGTTTAATGGTTTGGGAACTTGCTCCTATTCCTACAAAACCATTCAATTCTTGGATATTTGATGAAGATTCATATCAATGGTTTGCGCCTGTTGCAAGACCAAATGATGAAAATGACTATGAGTGGGATGAAGAATCTAATTCTTGGAATTTGCTTCCACCTTGTTGTTAGTGTATAATTAAAACAAACGGGGGTAGTTAAAAATGGAAATAATTAAGTTTACAGATACTATTGGGGTACCAGAAGAATATCGTCCAGTACCCGCTTCAAGACTTATTCCAGAATGGTATAAAGATTTAGAATCTTATATTGGTGGAGAAAAAAGACCAGATGGAAATGCAATGACTACGGCAACAGCAAAACGCTGTATGCCTATCTTTGATGCTATAACTGGTGGATATATAATTTCTACTCATACAGATTTATGGGTATCACAAAGACCAGATGGACCAGAAAATAAAATTAGTCCGTATTATGAATGGGCTAATTTTGGCGCTATTTCTTTTCACCCAAAAAGCCAACTACCAGAACATCCAAATGATACAGGTCATGAATTTGCATATCCTAAATGGAATAACACTTGGGCTATACAAACTCCTCCTGGATATTCATGTCTTTTTATATCTCCGCTTCATAGAGAAACTCCTATAATTGCTTTGCCTGCAATTGTAGATACAGATAATTATAATGCTCCAGTTAACTTCCCGTTCGTTTTACGTGATCCAAAGATGGATGGTTTAATTCCAGCAGGTACTCCAATAATGCAAGTAATCCCATTTAAACGAGATGAGTTCCAAATGGAAATTGGAGATTCAGAAGATTTTAAAAAACAGATGGCTACTACTACTAAATTAAGAACCTTATTCTTTGACTCTTATAAGAGACAGTATAGACAGCCCAAAGAATACCGTTGATTTTGTGGTATAATTTTCGTGAGAGGGTAGCAGCAAGAAACCTGCTATAATAAACACTATGCCTACAACATTTAACTACTCTGGCAAACCAGCCTTCATGTACGATCAGGAAACTGACGTATGGCTACAACTAGGCGGTGCAATAGATACCTCTGCAGGATATACATGGACAGGTGTTCATGCATTTTCTAGCGATGCGAGTTTTGCAGATTCTTTGACTTCAAGAGAAGGTATTAATAACTTTTTAAATCCCGCTGCACGTGACGCAGCAATTACATCTCCTGTTCATGGAACAGTAGCATTTGTTCGTCAGGATGCTGGCGGTAACACAATCAATCAATGGCAATATTACAATGGCTCTGCTTGGGTTGCTAATGATGGAGATATTTCTGGAGTTACAGCAGGCACAGGTTTAAGCGGAGGTGGAACCGCTGGCAGCGTAACTTTGTCGGTAGATACAACATTCGTTGCTACCACAAGCAATACAATGACTTTAACAAACAAGACTCTTGCTCTTGGATCTAATACAATTTCTGGAACTCTTGCTCAATTTAATAGTGCTGTAACAGATGCAGATCTAGTTTCTTTAGCAGGTAGTGAAACATTAACTAATAAAACATTGACTGCTCCAATTCTTACTGGTGCAGTAACATCAACAGGTGATATTATTATGACTGGCGCAGGTCATGTCGGAAGTGTCAAAGACGAATTTATGATGATTTTAATGGGAGCACTTTAAAATGCTATATAATACTATTGGAGGTAGTAACTAATGGCTACAACAACTAAAGCACTTTATCGTGGTGCTGCAACAACTTCAGGAACTGCTGCACCTTTATATACCGTGCCAGCAACAGGAACAACAGCAGTAATTACAAACATTGCAGTATGTAATCCACTTGCATCTACATCTACATTTTCACTAAACATCGGCGGTATTGCATTAGCAGCAACATCAGCAATGGCACCAAGTACAACAACTTTTATTGATCTCAAGCAGGTACTTGAGTATAATGCAACAACATCAAATATGCAAATCACAGCAAGTGCTGTAACTACAGCAGTAACATTCCATATTTCTGGAATAGAAATCTCGTAAGGAGACTAGAATGGGATTATCAGTATTAAATCAACCTGCAGCAGCAAGTGGCGGTATTAAATCAGTACAGCGTGGATCCGCTGCTGGTGCTGGTAACGTAACAATTACATCTGTTGATATTGCAAAATCATTTGTTACAGTATTTGGAACAACATCTTCTGGAACAGTAGCAGCATCTGGAACTATTAATGCTGCCAGTGGAAATATAAATGCAGCAAATGGTAACGTTGCTAAAACTAATATGAATCACTTACCATCTACTGGTGGCAATTATAATACTTGGCCAGCATCAAATGACTCAAATACAGCAGGTGCTTTAATAGGAAATATTCCAAGCACAAGTCTTTCTTTAAATTCAACTACTTTTAGCGCAAACTCAACAACCCTAACTGGTGGTTCAAATAATCTAGTTGCAGCAGTTGTTCAAGGATATCTTTCAAATTCAACAACCTTAGTAGTCAGCGGCGCTTGCCGTTGGGAAGTAGTGGAGTTTAACTAATGAAAACATTCATTCAACTTAAAGATAATGTTGGTTTTGCTGCAATAAATACCGCTGGAGAAACAGATGGTATTCAAGTAGCATTTGGAACTGGTGATGAATATATTGGAAAACTATACTCTGACGGATCTTGGTCTATTGCTCCCACAATTAAGTATGCAATAGTTGATGAAAATGGAAACATTATTGAATTTCGTCAAACAAAATTTTCTTCTGATCTTGGTCCATGGCCAGAATGGAATTCTGAAATCCCAGTAACTTGGAAATGGAATGGAGATGCATGGATAGATCCAAATCCAGTAATTATTTGGAATAATCCAGATGAAATTATTGAGGGCACACCACTATCAGAAACTCAATTAAATGCAACTTGTTCGGTTCCAGGAGTTTTAACGTATAGCCATGAATTATCAACAGTGCTTGGCGCTGGAAGTTATTCCTTAAGCGTAACTTTTACGCCCGTTAATACATCTTTATACAACACAGTCACCAAAGTTGTAACACTTGTTGTTACTAAACCTCTTCCAGAAATAACAGAAGAGTAATATTTAAAAAAAACAACCCCCAGACCTTGAAGCCTGGGGGTATTTTTATTCCCTAAAATTAACCAGGGAATTTATGAAGCCATTTATTCACAGCACCTTTTTTATAGGATGACCATGAACTCCAATCAGTACCGCCTTTAGTCATGTGATACACGATCTCAGCGTTCTTGACGGGGCTAAATAACTCGGCATTTAAATCAAGATCAAACTTATCTCGTCTGTCTGGACCTAAAGTACCAAGCATGTTAATCTGAAAGATTCCATATGAGGAGTCTCCAGTTTTAGCGTTTCCATTAAAGGCGAAAGGCCTTCCGTTAGATTCAGCCTTAGCCACTGCCCAAGCAGTTCTAAGACCTTTTCCTTTGAATCCCACCGCTTTAAGTAACTCAACCAACTGGCTGTCGCTGAGACTTATAGCATTTTCATATTTCTCAAGTACCTTATTTTTGTTAGGCTTAATTAGCAAAAGAGCCGCTTTGTGGGCGGCGGCATTGGCTGATTCATTAACCCTACTAGATAAGTTATTCTTGACAAAAGCATTTGCTTGTGGTCCTAAAACCATAACCAAACAAAACGCCGTTGTAAGAACCCCCGATAGTATTTTTCTGTCTCTCAAGTTTTCCTCCTAAACAGAACAACACCATTTATCATGGTGTTGGTAACACCAGTATAACATATTTTGGAGCGGCATGTCAAACAGGTTATGGTATATTATATGTATGAATACCTGTATTTATGATAGTTGTGATCAAATTGGGCAAATAAAAGGCATGTGTAGGAAGCACTATAACGCTGAATATTTTAAACAAAATAGAGAGTCTATATTAATATCTCATAGAAAGTACTATAAAGAAAATCAAGAGAAAATGCAAAAATGGAGAAGAGATTATCACAAAAAACATCCAGAGGTTTCAAGACGAAATAGCCTAATTCGTAAAAACAGAGAAAACTCTAAATATAAAACATATACAGATTTAGAGGTTTTACAGTTATATGGAATAAACTGTAGTATATGCTTAGAGCCAATTGACTTAAATGCCCCAAGAAAAACTGGAAGACCAGGCTGGCAAAAAGGTCTACATATTGATCATTTAATTCCAGTTTCTCTTGGAGGGCTAGATAATATACAGAATGTAAGGCCAACACATGGGCTTTGCAACCTACATAAGTCTAGTCTGAAAGTGCTATAATATAAGAACTATGGCATCTGGCGAAACAATTACGTATGATTTACCTTATCCCGTCGCATCTGATCCAGTAAATGTACACGGTGACATTCAGGATTTAGCAGAAGCAATTGATGCTATTCTGCCTACCCTCGGACTTCCATATCATACATTAGAAGTTGTTAATAATACTGGCGCAACAATTGCAAAAGCATCACCAGTTTATATTTCTGGATTTGGTGCAACAAAACCACGTATTACAAAATCAGACGCAAATACATCAGCAACATTTCCTGTAGTTGGTCTTGCACAAGCAGCAATTACAAATGGTTCTGATGGTGTAATTATTGTTAATGGAATTTTTAGTGATGTTAATACTTCTGCATATGCTGCTGGAGATAGATTATATGTTGCAGCAGGTGGAGGTCTTACAAATGCACAACCAACAAGCGGTGGTGGCGTAATTGGCGTGGTAGCCAAAGCAGCAGCATCAGGTATAATTATAGTCGGTGCAAATAAAGGCAATGGCACATGGGGAGCACTTAAGGAAGGTTTGTCATGACAAGTTATAGAAACACTGGCAGCAGTGCTTATTCGATTGGTTCTGAGCCACCTACGATTACTTGGACGGTAGTTAGTGGAGATACTGCTTCATTTCGTGTATACGTAGAAGATGATGACCGTAATCCATTAGATTTGTCTACCTGGACTCTTGCCATGGATATTGTTAGAACTGGTACTACCAGCACAGAAACTATAGTTGCTCTAACTCCAACAATTACTGAAGATGACGATGCTACTGGTAGTTTTACAGTTTCCCTTTCAAGTTCTGATTCTCAGGCATTAGAAACCGATGATGAGTTTGATATTCAAATTTCTGATACTGACCGTGTTTGGACTCTTGCTAAAGGTAAAATGATTATTATTGATGATATTACAGCAGATCCAACATCATGAGAAATGCAACATTTGAACAGACCTGGGAAACACGTAGGATAATTAAATTAAAAGATTTATCTCCAAGAGTAAAACCAAAACAAATACTGCCATTTAGAGTACAGTTTGAAACTCTTGGTTTATCACTTGCTGGTGGTTCTGGGGCTGCTGGTATTGGTGTTGCTATTATTGGCACTAATTTCTATATCAGATAGAAACCTTATTTTGTGATATAATCAACATTATGGCAATTGTCCCGATTACTACCCTGAAAACTAAGTTTGAAACTGGCGATAGGCCAACACAACAGGATTTCGTGGATCTAATTGATACTACTTCCTACCGTGCCGATTCTCTCGGCGGGGATGGAAACAACTCCGTAACAATCAATGGCATAGAATCTCCATTAGTATTTGACACAATAGATACTACGGTTTGGAGAACTGTAAAGTATTTGCTTCAACTTTCTCATGCTGGATCTTCATCATATAGAAGTACTGAAATAAACTTGGTTTTTGATGGTACCAATCAAAACATAACAGAGTACGGCTCTGTTAAGAATAATGCTAGTGACGTTGGGACAATCTCAGCATCATTAAGTTCTGGTACAATTAGCATGACGGTTACCCCCGTCTTAACGCCTATGACCATAAGGTATTACCGCACTGGTCTTAAGGCATGACCCTTATAAGGAGATAAAAAATGGCGACAGTCGATAAAGCCTTCCGAATTAAGAATGGTTTAGTTGTTGAAGGTAGTACGGCTACCGTTAATGGCTCAAACGTTCTTACAGAAGCATCAACGTCATTTCTAGCAGAGTATGTTGCTGATACCGTAGGCGCAATGGTAACAAGCAATACTGAATCTGGTATTACAGTAACCTACCAAGATGCAGACAATACACTAGATTTTGATGTTGCAGATTTTACAATTACACTTGGTGGAGATCTTTCAGGTTCTGTAACAATTACAGATCTTGCAAACGCAACTCTTACCGCATCTATTGCAGCAGACTCTGTTGCACTCGGCACAGACACAACAGGTAACTACGTAGCATCTGTTACATCTGGCTCAGGACTTTCAATCACTGGATCAATTGGAGAAGGTTCAACAATTGTTCTAGCAAACGATGATAAAGGTTCTTCACAAAATATTTTTAAGAATATTGCAATTACTGGTGGGGCAACAGTTGTAGCAGACTCAAATGATGATACTGTCACTTTTACTGCTGGCACTGGTGTTTCTCTTGTTGCTGCTACATCAACAGATACAATCACAGTAACAAATACTGGTGTAACACAACTTGCTGGAACAACAAATGAAATTACAGTTTCCGCTTCCACTGGTTCAATTACACTTGGTTTAGCAACAAACCCAACAGTTGCTGGTAACCTAACAGTCACTGGTGATCTAACTGTTAATGGAAGCACTACAACTCTTAATACAGAAACACTTGCTGTAGAAGATAATCTAATTGTTCTTAACAGCAATGTTACAAGCACTCCGTCAACAAACGCAGGTATTGAAGTTGAGCGTGGTACTTCAACAAACGCATCTCTATACTGGGATGAGACAACAGACAAGTGGTATGTAAATGATTCAACAACCTCTAAGGCAATTGCTTTGGTTGGAGATGCAACATTTAATACCTTCTCAACTTTCACAGATGGCTCAACCAGCGCAACTCCAGATTCATCTTCAGATACATTTACATTTACTGGTGGAACTGGTATTAGCGTAGCAATTAACTCAGGTGCAGATAGTTTAACAATTACAAACGAAGGTGTTAGAACCATTACAGGAACTGCAGATCAAATTTCTACGACTGCATCAACTGGTTCTGTTACTTTGTCTCTACCACAGGGCATTGCAACAACTTCTAGCCCAACATTTGCATCACTTACTCTTAACGGAGCATTGACAACAACAGCAATTAATCTAACAAATACATTTGTTGGAGATGCTGCTGTTTCTTCAGCAACTACCGCTGGAACAGTAGTTGACTCATGGGCTGCATCAGGCTGGAGAAGTGCAAAGTATATTGTTCAAATGAAAGATGGTAACGATATTGAAGTTCTAGAGGTTCTTGTAACCGTAGATGGAAACAATAACGTATATCTAACCGAGTATGCAGATGTTCAAAGCAATGCACAACTTGGAACTACCGATGCAGATTATTCTGGAGGCGATGTTCGTCTTAAGGTAACTGCAGCAGGTAATAACGTTTCAGTAAAGGTTCACAAGACGCTTATCGAAGCGTAGTGTGACCACGAAGGGATAGTGAACTTCAGTGGCAACAACTAATAAGGATTTTGTCGTAAAGGCAGGACTTAAGGTTGCCACTGGGGTTACTTTCCCAGATAATTCAGTTCAAACCACAGCCTTTACAGGTAATGCTTTAACAGTAGGATCAACATTTCCAGTATCACCAAGTAATGGAAATTTATTTTTATATACAGAAACTAATCGTATTTATTATTATTATAATTCTGAATGGTATGCTCTTGCTAACTTTGATGATACCGCTACTGTTCAAGAGCACACACATGATACATCTATTGGCGGTGGAGGATTTGTTGATGATATTTATCAGTATGCTGGAGATGGAGTCGCTGGTCCATGGCTTGGAACATCACTAGACGGCGGTACACCAGCAACAACATCATTCGCTTTTGTAATTGATGGCGGTGCTGTAGCATGACAAACTTTGATATAATAGGATTGATTACGGAGGCTATCAAATGGCAGTAAGAATTCAGATGCGTCGTGGTAGCACCACATCTTGGAACGCTACAGACCCAGTTCTTGCAGAAGGCGAATTTGGTTATAATACAACAAATGGTCAAGTAAAAATAGGTACTGGCGTAACTTCTTGGAGCAACCTAGACTATTTAGTTACAGACGCAAGCCTTGGAACAAGCCTTGGTGATTATATTGAACTTATTGAAAAAGGCTCAACAAGTGGTGTTGCAGAACTTGATAGCAATAGAAATTTGTTAGTTCCTAATTCAAGTATTATTTTTGAAGGCTCTTCTGCAGATGAATATGAAACAACTCTTACAGTTACAAACCCTACAGCAGACCGTACTATAACAATTCCAAATTCATCAGGAACAATAGTTTTAGCCGACGGTAGCGGAAATGTAACAGTATCAGGAAATTTAACAGTAAGCGGAACAACTACAACTATTGATTCTACTACTATTAATGTTACTAATTCTTTTGTTTTTGAAGGTACCGCAAATGATCATGAAACCACTCTAACAGTAACCGATCCCACTGCAGACCGTACAATTACACTTCCAGATGCTACTGGAACAGTAGCCCTTACAACAGACCTTTCAGCATTTGCCACAACATCATATGTAGGCAATTCAGTTTCAAGCCATAACGCCACTACAACAAGCGTACACGGTATAACAGATACAGCCGCTCTAGCAACTACATCTTATGTTGGTACCGCAATAGCAAACTTAGCAAGCACTTCTTTTGTAGGTAACTCTGTATCTAGCCATAATGCTACAACTACAAATGTTCATGGTATAACAGATACGGCTGCATTAGCAACTACATCATACGTAGGCACTGCTATTGCTTCTTTTGCCACAACTTCATATGTAACAAATTCTGTTTCTAGCCATAATGCCACAACAACAAATGTTCACGGTATTACAGATACAGCAGCACTTGCAACAACTTCCTATGTTGGAACAGCAATTGCTTCATTTGCTACAACATCATATGTTGGAACAGCAGTTGCAAATCTTGCAAGTACATCGTTTGTTGGCAACTCAGTATCAAGTCATAATTCCACTACTACAAATGTTCATGGTATTACAGATACCGCTGCTCTTGCAACTACCTCTTATGTAGGTACTGCAATTGCTAACTTTGCCACCACATCATTTGTCGGTGCTTCAGTATCAAGCCATGCAACTTTAACTTCAACACATGGTGTAACTGGTGCAATTGTAGGTACAACTGATACCCAGACACTATCTAATAAAACACTTGGAAATAATCTTGCTGCAGGTGGATATAAAGTAACTGGTCTTGCAACCCCTACTGCTGATGCAGATGCAGCAACAAAAGCCTATGTTGATTTAGCAACTGCAGGATTAAATGTTCACGAAAATGTTAAGGCTGCAACAGTATCAAACGTAAACCTTAATAATGGCCTTGAAAATAACGATGTTATTGACGGCGTAACTCTTACAACTGGTGATCGTGTTTTGGTTAAAGATCAAAATACTACATCTCAAAATGGTATTTATATAGTTCAAGCATCTGGCGCAGCAGTTCGTGCAACTGACTACGATTCGACTCCAGAAGTTGATGCTGGTGATTTTGTTTTCGTACAATCTGGAACGGTAAATGGAAAAACAGGTTGGGTACAAACAAATACAATTACTACAGTAGGAACTGACCCAATTGCGTTTTCACAATTCTCTGGTGCTGGAACCTATACCGCTGGAAATGGACTGACACTAACTGGTACTCAGTTTACTATTAATACTGCAATTACTGCTGATTTAAATACCGCTCAAACTCTTACAAATAAGTCAATATCTCTTGGCTCAAATACTTTGACAACAACTTTAGCCCAGTTAAATACTGCAGTAACAGACGCTGACCTAGCATCTCTAGCAGGATCAGAGACTCTTACCAATAAGACAATTAATCTTTCTAGCAATACTTTGACTGGAACTACCGCTCAGTTTAATACGGCTTTATCTGACGGAGATTTTGCAACTTTGGCTGGTAGCGAAACACTTACAAATAAAACACTAACTAGCCCATCTGTTGGAACATCTCTAACCACAGCAAGCACATCGTTTAACTTACTTAATACAACAGCAACCACAGTCAACTTTGCTGGTGCTGCTACCACGCTTTCAATTGGCGCTGGATCTGGTACAACCACAGTAAATAACGATTTAAGCCTTGGTGCTGGTAAATCTTATAAGATTAACGGCACAAACATTTCTGCTGCTCTTCCTGGTCTTACATGGGGAGATGTTAAGAATGGCAAGTCTGGTCTAACAATTAGTTAGACTACTTTATAAAACCAAAAGTACTCAACCTTTAGTTGATGCTTACTGTTTGCAAAAAGCACTATAAATTATAACTTTTCTTTATCTAAACTTTATGCTATACTAGACACTACTTTGCGATTTGCAAAGTTCTCATAATATTTTTGTGGAAAGGTAGTTAAAAACAAATGTCAGATGTATTTTCTTTTCGTCTATTGGATGAATTTGTAAATAAATATAAGGAAGTAGAGCCTCCTTTTGGCTTTGCCGACGCAGGAAATAACTCGTTAGGCGAAATCACATTCATCCGTACCTATTCTAGGGTCAAGGAAGATGGGCGTAAGGAACGCTGGTATGAGGTTTGCAAGAGGGTAATTGAAGGAATGTACTCGGTACAGAAGAATCACGCCAAGGAGAACCGTTTGCCTTGGAACGACAATAAGGCACAGAAGTCTGCTCAAGAGGCTTATGATCGCATGTTTAACCTCAAATGGACACCCCCTGGACGTGGCCTATGGGCATTTGGTACCCCTATGACTATGGAGCGTAGAAACTCTGCTGCCCTGCAGAATTGTGCGATGGTATCAACAAGAGACATTGACCGTAATGATCCAGGTGCATTATTTGCTTGGGTAATGGATGCTTTAATGTTAGGTGTAGGTGTAGGGTTTGATACCTTGGGTCAGGATAAAGGGTTTGATATTTATGCCAATACCGCTGACAAAATAACATATGAGATTCCAGATACTCGTGAGGGTTGGGTAGAGTCCGTAAGACTTATTCTTAACTCCTATCTAAAGCCAAATCAGGCTAAGGTTGTATTTGACTATTCTAAGATCAGACCATTAGGAGCACCTATTAAGGGCTTTGGTGGTACCGCTTCAGGTCCAGCACCACTTATTAAATTACATGACACACTTCGTAAAGTTATTGGTGACAGGGCTGGAGAAAAACTAGATAGCCGTGCAATTGTAGATATTGTAAATCTTATTGGAACCTGTGTAGTTGCAGGTAATGTTCGTCGTTCTGCAACACTTGCTCTTGGTGGTTCTGGAGACAAAGATTTTATGAACTTAAAGAATGCAGAGATCTTTGCAGAGCGTAATTCTTATGATCCAGAAAATCCAGGATGGGCATGGATGAGTAATAACTCTATCTCTGCTAATGTAGGAACTAAATATGAAGATTATGTAGATCTTATTTCTAACAATGGTGAGCCAGGATTTATTTGGCTAGATGTTGCTCGTAACTTTGGTCGTCTTGCAGATCCTGCAGATGGTAAGGATTATCGTGTAATGGGATTCAACCCTTGTGCGGAGCAACCACTTGAGTCTTATGAACTTTGTACGCTTGTAGAAGTGCACTTAAACAGACATAAAGATAAAGAAGATTTCTTACGAACACTTAAGTTTGCTTATTTGTATGGTAAGACAGTTACTCTTGTTCCTACACATTGGCAGATTACAAATGGCATTATGCAACGCAACCGTCGTATCGGAACATCATTAACGGGTATTGCATCGTTCTCTGATGAGCATGGTTTGCCTACCGTTCGTGACTGGATGGATGAAGGCTATAAGACAATTCGTAAATATGATCATGCATATTCTGAATGGCTATGTGTTCGTGAATCAATTCGTGTAACAACTGTTAAGCCATCAGGCTCTGTTTCACTTTTGTCTGGTGCAACTCCAGGTGTTCACTGGGGTCCAGGAGGAAACTATTTCCTTCGTGCAATCCGATTTGGAAATCAAGATCCAATGATTCATTTATTCAAAGCAGCGGGATATAAAATGGAAGCCGATCTAGTATCTGCTAATACAACAGTCGTATACTTCCCAGTTCATTCAGGACACCCACGATCTGAGAAAGATGTAACTCTATTTGAGAAGATTGGTCTTGCTGCTACTACGCAAAAATACTGGTCTGATAACGGAGTATCTGTAACATTGTCATTTGATAAGGAAACAGAAACAAAGCACATTGCTCCAGCACTTCATATGTATGAAGGTCAGTTAAAGGCTGTTTCATTTTTGCCTATGGGTAATATGACATATCCACAACAACCTTATACTCAGATCACTCAAGAAGAGTATGACTCATATGTAGGAAAGATTAAAAAGATTAACTGGTCTGCTATTTATGACGGCATTGATAATCTTGAGGCTCTTGGCGAAGCATACTGCACTACAGACGTATGTGAGATAAAAATAGCGTAAATGCTATAATAAAGGGTAAGGAGTAATATGTCCAACCCGTCTAACTTATATGCAGAAAAGATATTTGCAGAGCATCCTACAGTTCTCTGGGCTTTAGACGATGTTGCAGACTACATAAGTCTCATAACAGAGGCACAACGCAGTTTTACAAGTTGGACTATAACAAATGCTACTGAGAGTATAAACAGTGCTCCTAAGACAGAGCCATTTACAGATAGCGTTGTAAATAAACTTGATTTGATAATACCAGCAAATACAAGTTTTACAGTAACATGCTCTAGTGACGATCTTATAAATTTTAATTCCCTTAATTCTAATCTAGCAACATTTTCAGTTGGAAGTTATTTTTATGACTCAAGCGGTGTTTTGAGTTCTGTTTCTATTGGCTACGAATATACAGATACAACTACTGCCCAAAACGTTCAAGATCTTAATACGTTCTTTACAAATATGACTGGTGCTTGGGGGTTTGTTTCTGGAACGTTTGAAATACCAAATGAAAATACTACAATGAGGGCAGTCATTAAAGCAACATTTCAGGGCGGTGCTTCAACATCAACTACTGCATTCTATGTTAATGGCACTACGCTTGGTCAATGGTCAGAAAACCATAATGCAACATCTCTTGGTGTTAATGCACAAGCAATAACATCTAATATTGCAATTAGCACAACAAGCGGAATTGAAGCAGAAGCATATGGAATTAGTGGTGATAATGGTTATTATTTATCCAATAATAATGCCTTGGTTGCAAGAAATACAAGCATACCGATGGTATTTGGAGCATCTGGTGTAACGGTCTTAACTCCAAATAGTTCTGGAGAACCATCTTTAATTATTCCAGGCAAAGGATTTTTAAACAAGGCTGGTCAACATAAAGAATATACAGTAGAGTTTTGGACTAAGATTAATTCTAGTGCTACCACACCAAAAAGAATATTTGGTCCTATAGCGTCTTCAGATGGTTTATACGTAGAAAGTGGATTTTTAACACTAGTAATTGGAAAAGAATTTGCCTCTCACTTCGTAGGTGAATGGTTTAGGCCAATGCTTATTCATGTCAGAGTAATTAGAAATAATGCCACAGTTCTTATAAACGGTGAAGAAGTAATTACTCTAAACATAGCAACAGATGATTTAGTTCTACCAGAAATACTAGATAACTCTAATAATGAACAAGACTGGCTTGGATTTTATGCCTATACAGATGTAAGTCCTGTAGAAATTGACTGCATTGCTATTTATCCATATCAAGTTCCATTGCCAGTAGCAAAGCGTAGATGGGTATATGGACAAGGAGTATTATCTCCAGAAGGAATTAATTCAGCGTACGGAGGAACATCTGCTTTTATTGATTATTCGTTTGCAGACTATACTTCTAATTATACTTATCCAGATTTTGCAAATTGGAGTCAAGGAACATTTGATAATCTTATAACTGCTGGAACATATATAAGTACACCCAACTATCAGTTACCGACGGTATTTATAGGTAACGAAATTTTACAAGATTTATATGACGATAATCAAAATATACAGGCTGGAGCCAATAAGTTTATAACATTTAGACCTACAACTAGTTGGAATTCAGTACATGCTTACTATAACTTCCCTAATTTTAATATTTTAAACGAAGAGGTAAAAGCAGTTTATGGAGTGTTTAGTCATGATGATATAACATCAATTAATCAAACACTATTTAAAATTTATAATAAAACAAACGGAAACTATTTTCAAGTAAAACAAGATGACAATGAACTTGTTTATAGTCTTTACTATAATGGGGCCAGCACATCTTTGTATACATCTAACACAATAAGTGTTGATCAGATTTTTGCTGTTGGAATAAATATTCCAGATCTAGTTACTAGATTTGGAGGCAATGTTTCTTCGTTCTTTGGAAACAGAAATGGTCTTGAACTATATGTTGCTGGAGATGCATCAACATCAAATACTTTTGAAGGCAATCTGTATTCTTTTGGACTTTGCACAGCCCTTAATGCAAATGAAGCAGATGCTTATTTTGTTAATGGATTTGCAACGGTAACATCTGGACAAAACCTAATATCATTTACAGCAAGTTATACTCTTTTGCCTACAGAAGCATATGATACATATTTCTTAGACATAGGTGTTGCTGGATACTGGGAAGACTATTTGCCTCTTTCATACTTTGCACAATATGTCCAAAACGACATGGGCAATCTTTTTTATGACCTAGACTTTTTGCAATTTAATATAGGATACCCAAAGCCATCTAATCTAGTAGAACAAGCATCAACAAGTACCTGGACATATCAAGCACTTAAAGATGATTATGAATACCCTGTTCAAAGAACCTATGGTCAATTAGATAATTATCTATTTACTGGTTGGGAAAGTTATTCTGAAATGGCTAGTAAGACTGCAAAATACTATGAATACGATACAGCCGATGCATCAATTAGAAGTTTTATTACTTTCCAATATATAGCAGAAGGTGCAAATGCACCAAGATCTGATTTTACTGTTATGACTGCAAGAGAGGGATCTATTATTGATATAGATAACTTTACGGGTTGGCAGGGTACAAAATTTGAGGTAGTAGATAATACACTAATATATCCAACAAAAACTATAGACTTTAATGATTTAGCAATTGTGTATCATCTTGATTTTAATATTCGTGGCATATTAAGAAAACCAGTTAGACTTCGTAGACTAGAACTAGCATCACAAGCATTAAATGATAACTCGTTTAATCCAGTTGGAACTCGTTTTGGTGTAAACCTATTTCCATATAAAAAGTCTGGAATCTATTACGATTACAAAGCAAAAAATCCATTCAGCATATACAAGGGCAGCACTCCATACCTTTATATGAATAGAACATCTGGAATACAGATTCGTGGTGATTATGATCCATTAGTTAGTAGAGGAATTGCCATACCAGTAAATCCAAATACTGCTGATAACTATCGTGTTAGTGCTTTACAGATGTGGTTAAAATATGATGAAAGACAGTTCCCAGAAACACCAGTAGAACTTTTTGAAGTTAAATATCGCTCTGATACTATTAAATTTTATTTTGTAGCAGATAGTGAAACTGGAGATAGGGCAAGAATATATGCAAAGAGCGTAGCAACTGGAGACGACTATAACGGTTTATCATATTATTGGAATGGTGAACTTGTTAGAGAGCCAGTGGCGACCAGAAATGAATGGGGAGTGTTAGGCATAGGGTTTAATAATGCCCTTAATTTTGACTCATTCCTTGGTGGAATAAATCTTAATGGTCAATTTGTATTTAATAATGTGGCATTCTATCAGGCAAATAATTTGCAGCAGGTACAAAGTACAACCTTAAGACCTTGGCAGCAGGTAATAACAGACGGAATAACAAATTATGATTGGGAGTACTGGCTCAACTCATCCACATGGGAAGGTGTTCTCGTTATTGGAACGTCTGATCTATATGGCGTAAACCCAGTTGATGTTTATAAGACTTATATTGGAACTAATAAGATTATTTTTGATGATGATGAAGGTTTGACAGTAGATGCAGATAAAATCAAGGTATATACCGATACAACATGGACAATTCAGGTAGGTACACCAGTATAATCTGCTATACTTATGGATATGAGTAGTGGAAAATTGCCAAAAGTTGGTAACGTCAGGCGCAAAGTTATAGAAAAAAACTACGCTTGGGGTCTTTATGTGTACAAAAAGTCCAATGGTAAGTGGTTTACCGATGGTGAGGGTAGTGTTTTAAATATTCCAGCAATGCGTGGAGACTTATCAAAGATTGCTGAACTCAAGAAGGCTGCCATGTATTATGGCGATGAAGGTGACGGAGAATGTATTTTTGTACCTGGTTTAAGCAGGGTAACAGAAGAACAGTATTCAGAAATGGTAGACAGAATGAAACAAGGTCTTATTCCTAACCTCAATGATATGGGTGCTGTATACGATGCTCAACAAACCCTAAAGAAACATGGAAGGGATACGTTTGACAGTGAGTGAAAATTTTGAATATATTCAGGCAGGTCTGAATACACAACAAAAAGAACCCAATCAATTTGCAGGATTAGATCCTTTTGCAAAGTCTTGGGATGATCTTAAAGGTTTAAATGGAATTGATAACAACTTCCGTCGTAGAACAACTAGAAATCTTACAAAGGTTGCATCTGAAAGTCCTGCATATTTAGAATCTGCTGGTGCTACGCCAATGGGCGACGGTAGCGGATCAAAACAATTAAATGCTGGCACGGTATATAGAAACGGCTACGGATTATTTGACGTAATTACTCCACCATATAACATGTATGAGTTGGCTAACTTTTATGATACAAACTTTGCTAACCATGCTGCTATTGATGCTAAGGTAGAAAATGTTGTTGGTTTGGGATACCGTTTTGATATTACAGATCGCACAATGCTTAGTTTTGAAATGAGTGACGACGAGGGCAAGGTAGATAGAGCAAGAAATAGAATTGAACGAGCAAAAATTATGCTTCGTGACTGGCTTGAAGGTCTTAATGATGATGACTCATTTACAACTACAATGGAAAAGGTTTATACAGATCTACAGGCTACAGGTAATGGATTTCTTGAGGTTGGTCGTAAGGTAAATGGCGAGATTGGTTATATTGGACATATTCCAGCAACTACAGTTCGTGTTCGTCGTTTAAAAGATGGCTTCTTGCAGATTATTGGAAATAAGATTGTTTACTTCCGTAACTTTGGTGCAAGAAATGCAAACCCAGTAACTTCGGATCCAAGACCAAATGAGATTATTCATCTTAAGCAATACTCACCACTAAATACATTTTATGGCATTCCAGATATTCTTTCTGCATTACCTTCTCTAATCGGTGATCAATTAGCATCTCAATATAATATTGATTACTTTGAAAACAAGGCTGTTCCACGCTATGTTATTACAGTAAAGGGCGCTAAGTTATCTGCTGATGCTGAAGATAAGATGTTTAGATTCTTGCAGACAGGCCTAAAGGCTCAGTCTCATAGAACTCTTTATATTCCACTTCCAGGCGATAGTGAAAACAATAAAGTTGAATTTAAGATGGAGCCTATCGAAAACGGTATTCAAGAAGGATCATTTAAAGAATATCGTAAGCAAAATCGTGATGATATTTTGATTGCTCATCAGGTTCCTATTTCTAAACTTGGTGGCTCTGATTCTGCTGCTATTGCTGCTGCGATTTCTCAGGATCGTACATTTAAAGAGCAGGTATCACGTCCAGCCCAAAGATACCTAGAAAAGATGATTAATAAGGTTGTTAAAGAAAAAACTGATGTTCTTGAGTTGAAGTTTAACGAACTAACATTAACAGACGAAATTGCACAGTCTCAGATTTTGGAACGCTATGTTAAGACTCAGGTTATGACTCCTAACGAGGCTCGTGAGAAGTTAGATCTTCCACAACGTCCAGACGGAGATAGCCCATTTGTTATGAGTCCACGTCAGGCTACTGATGCTAGGGCAGATTTGGCAGGAAATCGACAAAGAGATACCGAAAGAACAAATAATAACTCTGATTCTCCATCCACAATTTCAGGAAGAAATCCACAGGGAGAAGGGCGTTCATCCACATAATATCCACATAGTGATATAAACGGATGATATAATTAACCTGCAATGATTATAAACAAAGCACACTGGGTTACAGAAGGCGACAGCGTTCGCTTTTCTATGCCCATTGGCAAAATTGATCAGGAACGTCGTATTGTATCAGGTTTTGCAACATTAGATAACATTGATAAACAAAATGATATTGTAACTACGGAAGCAAGCATGACTGCTTTTAAAAAGTTCCGTGGCAACCTTCGTGAAATGCATCAACCCAGTGCTGTCGGTAAGGTTGTTTCTTTTAAAGAGGATCGTTACTTTGATCCAGAAACAAAGAAGTTTTATAGTGGAGTTTATGTTTCTGCATATGTTTCTAAAGGTGCACAAGATACATGGGAAAAAGTTCTTGATGGAACTTTGACTGGTTTTTCAATCGGTGGAAACATCAAAAAGTTTGATGATGAGTTTAATGCAGATATGGATAAATCAGTGCGTATAATTAAAGAGTATGAATTGCATGAATTATCACTCGTAGATAATCCTGCTAACCAATTCGCTAATGTTATCTCTATTGAAAAAGGACAACTCGGCGGGTATTTGGCAAAAGCAGTAGTTGATACAGTGTATTGGTGCAAACAAGACGATATTGTTCGTCTATCTCCTGAAGATAAGGAAGCATGTCCTACTTGCGATACTTCAATGTCAAACATTGGTTTTGTTGAGTCGGGCGATGACAATATTGAAACATTAAAGTTCTTAGTTGATAGTGCAAAAGGCATTAGGACAATTAAGATGACTAAGGAGGATAATCCTATGACAGAAGAAACAGAAGTTGTAGCAGAGGCACCAGCCGAAGCAGCACCAGTTGTTGAAAATGTTGAGGTTGCTCCAGAGGCTACAGCAGAAGTCGTAGCAGAAGAGGCACCAGCAGTTGCTGAAGAAGCACCTGTTGATACTGAAATTGTTAAGGCTGATGAAGTTGCTCCTTCAACAGAAGAAGTTGTAGAGAAGAAAGAAGATGTTGTTACAGATATCGCCAAAAATGTAACAGACATTAAAGACTCTCTAACTAATGCCTTGAGCAGTCTAGCAGAAACCGTTAAGTCACTTCAGGCTAACGTTGATGCAATTACAAAGTCCCTTGAAACCGTTACAGGTGAAGTTAAGTCTGTAGCAAGTGAGGTTAAAGAAGTAAAGGGTTCTTTCGATGAGTTTGGCAAGCGAGTAGATGCAGTAGAAGCAGATACCGCTTTCCGCAAGTCTGGCGATCTAGGCGAGATCGTGCAGGAGTTTTCAGAAATGAAGACTCAAAAATCCCTATGGGGCGGACGTTTCCTCACAAATGCCGACCTATTTAAGTGAACATAAACCAAATGGAGGTGAACAATATGTCGGAACAAGAACAATTAATTAAGGCTGCTGAAGCGGGTGCTTTCGTATCTGGCGGGATTGGTGGCGCAACTGCTACTGATCGTGACAGCAACGTATCTCCTGCTACTTCTCTTGGTAACGTTACTGGCGGAACTTTCGGTTCAATTACTGGACCTAACGCAGTAAACCCAACAGGAAGTAACAGTGGTATTCTAAACCCTGAGCAGGCTCGCCGCTTTATCGACTACGTGTGGGATGCAACAGTTCTCGCCAAGGATGGTCGTAGAGTTACAATGCGAGCAAACACCATGGAAATCGAAAAGGTTAACGTGGGTGAGCGTGTAATCCGTGCTGCTGCACAAGCAGATGACGCATACACAAACGCAGGCGCAACATTTACAAAAGTAGAACTAACAACCAAAAAGATTCGTCTTGACTGGGAAGTTTCTACTGAGTCTCTAGAAGACAATATTGAAGGAGCGGCTCTTGAAGACCGTCTCGTTCGCTTGATGACCAATGCATTCGCAAATGACATTGAAGATCTAGCGATTAACGGTGATGGTGCTACAGGCAACTTCCTCTCAATCATGTCTGGCTTTATTAAGCAAACTCGTGGTACAGTAGGCAACGCTGCTCATGAAGCAGATGTTACCGTATCTAACAACGAGTGGACTCCACAAGTAATGCAGGATATCATTCTTGCAATGCCACGTAAGTATCGTGCACTTAAGAGCAATCTTAAGTTCTATGCAGGTACTGACGCATTCCAGGGTATCGTTAAGAATAACGGTACACTCGCTGATGCTATTGCTGAAGCGATTGCTGGACAAACACCAGGTAGCACACAGGCTAACCGTCAAGCATATCTTGATGGTCTAGGACAGACATTCGGTGGTTCTCGTACCACCCGTGTTCTTGGAGTGGATGTACTTGAGGTTCCTTACTATCCAGCAGGATATGTAGATCTCACATTCCCTGAGAACCGTGTCTGGGGCTTCCAGCGTGATATCACGGTAAACCGTGAATACAAGCCAAAGAAGGATACTGTAGAATATACAGTTTTCGTTCGCTTTGGTATTGCATGGGAAGAGTTGGATGCAGTTGCTTATGGCGACGCAGACAGCGCAGATTCCTAAAATTAAATAAGCAGTATTAAGAGGGAGCGGAATAAACCCCGCTCCCTTTTAGCATCTCTGGTATAATGACAGTGGAGGAATAATATGTTAAATGTAGAAGATTTAAAAACAAAAAGCGTATTTGAAATTAAATCATTTGCAAAGAAAAATAATATTGATCTCAAAGATGCAAGAACAAAAATAGAAATGTTAAATATTTTAGAGGGTAAAGAAGTAGTACAAATAGCCAAAAAAAAGGTGCCAGAAAAAGTTGCTATTTACTCAGAACGAAACAAGCATAATAGCGATAAAAAAATTGGCTCACTCAAAGTTGGTTATAATATAGTTAGTAAGGAGGCAGCCGACTGGTGGCTTTCTCGCAAGGGAGTTAGACTAGCAACGCCCCAAGAGTTAGCAAAACACTACGGTATAGACTAATGGAGATTTTAAGGATTCCCCCATATCCACTTGAAATTGAGTATACAGTGCCGACAGCAAGCACATCATATTTTCTTGTTATAGAAAGTAATGATAGAAATGAAGAATTGGTAGATGTAGCGGTTACATCAAACTCAAGTTCTGTGGTTTCTTATACTCTATCTGACACTCTTGCAAAGTATGATGAGCACTACGCCCTAACAATTTATGAAAAAAATGGTGCTAATCGTGGAGATATTGTTGTTGAAGATAATTTAGAGATAGTAAGACCATATGTTGATCCAAATACACTTGCAACTACTGCCACAGAAATAGCACAATATAGAGAATATGAGGCTTTGGCTCGTCAAATTATTGATGCCTATGTTCCAGATGGATTTTATTTTACAACAGAATGGCTACAGGTAGTAGGACAAGGCACAGATTATATGCCTATTTGGATGCGTGGATATAAGGTTCTTAAGGTGTATGAAAATGCTGAGAAGGTTTGGGATGTTGATGACGCTGATGGTCCAGCCCTTGACGAATATGACTATAGCATTACAAAAGATAAAACAGCAATTATTAAAGATCCAGTCGCTGGTGTAGATAACTGGAATAGAGATGAGCGCAAACCAGCAAGAACTGCTATGGCAGCATCAGACTCATTTGATTGGTATGATACTGGAGATAGTGCAAATATTCAAACCTTCAAGGGTGGAGTAAGTTTTCCAGAAGGTGCAGACTATATGTTTTATATTGAGGCAGGGTATAAAGTAGTTCCTAACGATATTAAAGATGCAACTAATATGCTTATTGAAGATATCAAGTGTGGAAAGTTAGATTATTATAAACGATATGTTGATAACTATAGAACAGATCAGTTTAGTATAAAGTATAACCCTATGATGCTAGAGGGCACTGGAAATCTTTTAGTAGATAAAATTTTAGATAAATATGTAAATGTGGTAACTCGTCCTGGAGTATTATAATGGTGATCTGCGAAGATACCGACTTTATTTATCCTATGAAGGCTGATGTTTATTATCCTATAATTACTCAAGGCGATTATGGACAACCAAAAAAACAATGGGTTCTTGATAGAACAATAGCCTGTAATGCAACATCAGTAGGCGGTGCTGGTGAAGAAAATATTAAACCAGAAGTTTTTCTTCAATATGAAAATAAGTTAGTTGCTAGAACAAAAGCAGATCCAAGAATTTCTTCTCAAAAAGGAACAAACGCTATATCAAATATTCTAATAACAAATGTTAGACATGCTAATGATGAAATTATATATAAAGAAACCGCAGGAGTTCGTGCTGGTAAGTCAACAATATTTGAAATTGCTACAGTAGAGCCATATGTTGGTCCTTTTAATACAGTAGAATATTATAAAATGTTGTGGCGTAGAGCAGAAAACCAGAATGTTGGTGACTAATGATAGTCTCTTTCGACTTTAAAAAGTTTCAAAAAACAATGAATAATGTTGTTGATTATTCGTATGGATTTATTGATGGCATTGAAAAAGGTAAACCTAAGTTTTTAGAAAAATTAGGCAGGGAAGTTATAGTAGCACTAGGCCAATATATAGACCTCAATGCCAGGGCAAATCCTTCAGCAATGCACCATGTATACGAGTGGTATAGAACTGGAAGTCCAGCATCAAGACTATTTGATATAGATTTTGTAGTTAATAAGAATGGCCTTGTTTTATTTTCAAATTTTAAACAATCAAGGTCTATGTCTGCAGATGCAACTACGCCATTTTTTAATAAAGCAAAAATAATGGAACAAGGTAGAACAGTAGTAATAAAACCTAAAAGTGGATCAGTTCTTGCCTTTGAAGATGGTGGACAAACAATATTTACAAAAAAACCAATTACAGTTAGAAGTCCTGGAGGAGACGAAGTTCAGGGATCTTATGAAAAGGTTTTTGATGAATTTATGGTTAGATATTTTAAACAGTCATTTATTCGTGCTTCTGGTCTTTATGATTATATTAAAAAACCAACGGCATTTAAAAAGAATATTCGTGCTGGAGCAAAAGTAGGTAGATCAAAAGGCGTTAGTACTGGTTTTAGTTGGATAGCAGATGCAAGAATTGGGGTAGAATAGAACAATGGCAGATAATGTAAAAACAACTGGATACCCTCCACTTTTTCTTAATGCATATATAAATGCACAATTAGAAAGATTTGGTCTTATTGCAGAAAGCCAAACAATGCTTCCTCCGCCATTTATTCCAGCAAGCGTTCCAACAAATATAGAAGATTTATATAATGATCAGATTCAAATTCGTGGAACTGAAAAGCCAATCCTAATAATGTATGATCGTCTAACTAGATTTAGGCCTACTCCGTTTTATAGACATAAAAGAGAGCAGTTGATATATTTTATATATACTGCTCAAGATGAAACTCTTCTAAATATAATGAGAGTAATAACTGAGGCTTTAGATCGTGAAGATGCTGCAGCACAAGACATTAATTCTTGGCTAAAGTCAAACCCATTAGCCTATGCCCCAACAAATGTATTTTTTCACAATGTTAGGGTTTATCAGGCTGACGAAAGCAGGGATGTAGTAGAACTAGCCTCTGCCAAGACCTTATTTGTTAATAAGATCATAATTGAATATGACTACCACACAAACGATACAATAACCATAGGTAGCACGTCCTATACTAATATCTATACCTAAAAAATACTGTTATACTTAGTAACGAGGAAACACGCCCACTTATTCAACAAGGAAAAAAGAGGTGAAACAATATGCCAGCATATACCCGTGGTACGTCTAACAACATCATCGTAGGTGCCGCAGCGTTCTTTATCTGCGATACTACTTTGGATGCTGACGTTTTTTCAGATTATCCATTTGTAAGCACAGAGTCGTATAAATCAACTTTGTCTGCAAGTTCTTTCTGGACAAACGTTGGTTACACAATGAACGGTCTTGAGATGCAATTCCAGCCTGACTTCGGTGAGGTTGCAGTTGACCAAGTACTCGATGTTGCTAAACTTTACAAGCAAGGTATGCAGGTAAACGTTGCTACAGCATTTGCTGAAGCAACTCTTGAGAATCTACTCTATGCTCTTGCATTCGCAGATGATCAACTCACTGGTACAAAGTCAACTTCCGCAGGCCGCCGTCTGAATCTTTCAGCAGGCGAACTCGGAGAGTGCCCAGTAGAGCGTGGTATCGCAGCCGTCGGTCCTGGTACTGGTGACTGTGATTCATCTGGTAACGTAGAACGTGTCTATGTCGGATACCGTGCGCTTTCAATTGAAAACGTAACTGTTTCGGCAAAGCGTGATGAACCTTCAATGTTTGAAGTTTCATTCCGTCTACTTCCAGAAGATGCATCTGGCGCATATGGTAAGATCGTAGATCGTACTCATACCGCATCATAATCTTAAAATAAGATTAATAACAGCCCACTCCCTAATATGGGGGTGGGTTTGTTGTTTATGGTAAAATGGTTTAAATGGCTACTGAGATATATAAAATAGAAAAAATAAACTTGGTTGATGGAACAGAACTTGAAATAGTTCCATTAAAAATTAAATACCTAAGAGAGTTTATGACAACATTTGATGCCATACGTGTAACAAAAAATGATCAAGAAGCAATATTAGTATTATCAGAATGTGTTAGAGTATGTATGAAACAATATCATCCATCTATATCTAAAACAATAGAAGATATTGAAGAAAATCTTGATCTTCCAACAGTATATAAAATATTAAATGTTGCTGCTGGCATTAAGGTGGATAAAAAATCAGAAGAGCCTGTAAAAGATCAAGCAACTAATAGTGGTCCAACCTGGGAAACATTAGACTTAGCAAATTTAGAATCTGAGGTATTTTTGCTCGGTATTTGGAAAGACTATGATGAATTAGAAACTTCTATGTCTATGCCAGAACTTATGGCTACCATTTCAAGTAAGCGTGAACTAGATTATGAAGAAAAGAAGTTCTTGGCAGCAATTCAGGGAGTAGACCTAGATGCTAACTCTAAGTCATCAGATGGCAAACAGCGAGGGCAGCAAGAATGGGAAGACCTTAAAGCAAGAGTATTTAGTGGTGGTAAGGCAAGAGATGGAAATGACATTCTTGCACTTCAAGGACCTGCTGCTGAAAAGGCAGGGTTTGGTATTGGTATGGGTCTAGATTATGATGACCTACGTGATCCTTCAATAATGAAAAATTAAAAAATAAGCGTTTTGTGCTATAATTACATTTAGCCTATATAGGAGGATAAATGGCAACAACAACGTATGAGAGCCAAGAACTTTCCCTTATGGATGGTACGAAAATCACAGTGAGACCATTAAAAATCTCATTGCTTCGTCCTTTCATGACTAAGTTCGAAAAAGTGGCAGCGGTGGCAGACGATAACGAAAAGTCAATGACTCTTCTTGTCGAATGTGTGGAAATTGCTATGAAGCAGTTCAATCCAGAACTCGCTGATGTTAAGAAACTTGAGGAAGTTCTAGACCTTCCAACAGTTTATAAGATCATTGAGGCTGCTTCGGGGGTCAAACTCCAAGACGCATCTGCTTTGCTAAATGCAGCACTTGCAACAAACTAAATAAGAATAGTGAGAGGTGTCATAAGTGGCTGATGTTAACGCAAATATTGGCGTACATATTGACACCTCTGCAACTATTGCTCAACTCAAGGCACTACGTGCTGAGATATCTAGATTTAATCAATCTGTAATAAAATCAAGCGCTTCTGCTGCTATAGCACAGCGTGATCTACAAACCAACCTAGTAAATGCTATAAATGCCACTGGCAAATTCCATGCCAAGATGGGCTTAATTAGAACATCTACAGAGTCCTTTACACATGCCCTTGAAACCAATAAACTTTCAATGCGTGAGTACTTCAGGTACGCTGGCGGGGCAAGTACAACATTCCGTAAACTATTTACAAAAGAATTTGACACTATAAGTCAGGTTGCTGCAGACCGTGTAAAGAGAATGCAGACTCAATATGTTAAGTTGGGTCGTGATGCATCTGGAGCAATGAAGGCAATATCCATAACTCCTACAACCTTAAATATGAAGGACTATGGAACTCAAGTTGCAATGGCAGCACAGAGACAGGCACTTTTAAATCAATTATTGAAACAAGGATCAACTAATCTATTAAATTTTGGTAAGAATACTCAATGGGCTGGTCGCCAGTTGATGGTTGGTTTTACAGTTCCACTAGCCTATCTTGGAACATCAGCAGCCAAAACATTTATGGCAATTGAAGAACAGGTTATCAAATTTAAACGTGTTTATGGTGAAATGTTTACTACTTCAGACCAAACAAATAAGGCTTTAGAGGACGTTAGAAGGCTTGCTGAAGAATTTACAAAATATGGTGTTGCTGTAGAAAAAACAATTGAACTTGCAGCAAAGGCTGCTGCTACAGGTAAGATGGGTGCAGATCTTACTGCACAGGTTGCAGAAGCAACAAGGCTTGCTGTTCTTGGTGGAGTTGAACAAGAAGAGGCTCTAGATACAACAATTTCATTAACAAATGCATTTGGAATAGCGGCTGCAGATTTAAGTAAAAAGATTGACTTCCTTAACGCAGTAGAAAACCAAACAGTTGTATCTATTGAAGATTTAACTATTGCAGTTCCAAAGGCTGGACCAGTTATTCAGCAACTAGGCGGTAATGTAGAAGACCTTGCATTCTTTTTAACTGCCATGAAAGAAGGTGGCATTAATGCATCTGAAGGTGCTAACGCTCTAAAGTCTGGTCTTGCATCTCTTATTAATCCAACAGATAAAGCATCCAAAATGTTGGGTGAGTTGGGAATTAATATTAAGGGAATTGTTGAAGCAAATAAAGGAAATGTAAAAGGCGTAGTTCTTGATTTTGCTGCAGCATTAGACACTCTTGATCCACTAAATCGTGCTCGTGCTATTGAACAATTATTTGGTAAATTCCAGTTTGCTCGTTTATCTACTTTATTTTCAAATGTTTCTAAAGAAGGAACACAGGCATCAAGGGTATTAGATTTAGCAACTGCATCAGTTGAAGAACTTGCTATTATTTCAGAACGAGAATTAAAAGCAGTAGAAGATGCTATTGGAACAAATTTTAAAGAAGCAGTTCAGCAGTTAAGACTTGCTTTAGAGCCAATAGGAAAAGAATTTTTAAAAGTTATCACCCCTATAGCACAAACCATAGCAAACCTTTTAGATAAATTTAATAATCTTGGCGACGGAACAAAGAAATTTATTGTTATTGCTACAACATTAGTAGGGGTAATAGGACCAACATTTTTGATGACATTTGGTTTGCTTGCTAACGCAGTTGCTAATATTATTAAATTATTTACAACAATGCGTGGTGGATTTTTAAGGCTTAAAGGTGGATCAGCAGTCCTTGCAGAACAAACAAATTATTTAACCAAAGAGCAAATGGAGGCAACAACTGTTGCTGCTGCTCTTGATCAAGCACATAATAGATTAACTCAAAGATTTACATCAGAGGCTGTAGCATTACAGAAACTAAGAGCAGCATTTGATAGTGCTTCTGCAGCGCAGGCAAGATTTGCTGCTACCAATCCAGGAATGATGATTCCAGGATTTAAAGGTGCAAAGAAATTTAATTTTGGAACCATGAAAGTTCCAGGGTATGCAAAAGGAACTGACACAGTACCTGCAATGCTTACACCTGGAGAAGCAGTTATTCCAGCAGACATAGCACAAGATGAAAGATTTAAACCAATCATTCAGGCACTAGTAACTGGAGATCTTCCAGGATATCAAGATGGAACTGAGGGAGTTGGTAAACAGTCTGGAAGAAAACTCAAACAAACAGTATTTTTTGATTTTGATGATACCTTGGCTAGAAGCACATCTGCTATAGAACAATGGAAAGCAGAACGTGGAATCACTGGCAAGACTACACCAGAAATGTATGATGCATTTAATAAAGATGTTGTTGCTGGAAGAAAAGTTCCAATCATACAAGAAAATATTGATAAACTAAAAAGACTTCAGGCTGCTGGTGTTGATGTTAGAATTTTGACTGCTAGAACTGCAAATGAAACTAACTTAGAATCACTTAAAAAAGTTTTAGCATCAAATGGTGTAATAATCCAAGATAGTAAAATTCAATTAAATAATACTGGAGATACTGATGCAAAATTTAAAGCATCACATATTAAGGGCTTTTTAAAAGATAATCCAGATTCTAGAGCACAGTTAATAGATGACAAAATAGAAAATGTAAAAGCAGTAAGAGCACTAAGTTCTGCAAAAGATATGTCTAAGAGATTTGGTGCTGTTGTTACCTCTGCTGCTGTCGAACCTGCCGAGTTTGTTAAGATGAAAGACGGAGTTCTTGGAGTTAAGTTCCAAGGAAGAACTTATCCAGTTGGAGAAAATGAAGCAAAAGCAAAAGCAGTTGTTACTAAACTCAATGATGAACTCGCTGCTCAAAAATCACAAGAAGGAAGAATTAAAACTGCAAACTGGGCAACAAACAGATTTGGGGAACTAGTAGATGCTAGAGACAAAGGTAGATTAATAAGCACATCAAGAATTTGGCGTAAAGAACGTGGTAGAGGTGGAATTAATTATGTAGTTAGAAAAGCGCTAAATGATCTTGCTGGTGGAAGCAGTTATGAAAACCTAATTAAGGCTCGTCAAAATTCGGAACAAAAACTTGTTATGCAGGCCTTGGAAGACTATCAAAAGAGGACTGGAAAAGCCTTAACACCAAAACAAATTGAGCAGGCTTTACAGATTCAAGCATCACATGTGTGGCCAAGTAAAGATGAAACAGGAAGACAACTTAAGTTTGATGATCCATTAAAATGGCAGCGTGGTCATGTATTTGATGATTTAGGAATTCTTAATAATTATTTGAATAGAACTGGAACAACTAGAACTGGTCAGCCTACAGCATTTCAGAAAGTTGCAGATGCATTTTTACAAGATGATGAATTTACTAAACAATCTGGATTAAATAAACAACAACTTTATAAAGATTTAGAATGGGCTAGACAAAATAAACAACCAACAACAATGCAGGAACTGCAATCTATCAAGAGATTAGCAGAACTTGATCAAATAATGAGTAATGCTGGAGTTTATACAAATAAGTCAGTAATTGATAGACTTGGTATTCGTGGAGTTGGAAACTTACAGTCACTAGCGAATGGTATTTATCAAGCAGAAGTGTCTGGTAAATTAGTTGCTGCTCGTGGTCCAGAATGGGCTAAAGGACTTGCAGCGAGAATATTAGATTTAGCAAGTATGAAATCTGTAGCAAAAGGTGGAGCACCATTAGCAGAATATGATTTTGCTGTTGCTAGAGGAGAAAGAATAAAATCAACTGCTGGATCACGTACAGTAACAGGTGCAACTGGAAGAAAGAAACCAGCATCTACTAAGGCTGTAGGTCCTTCGGCTGGTCCAAAAGATACCAGATTGATTACATCAAAAGGCGTAAAGTCTATTACTCCAGTAAGAGTTGGTCGTTTTGCTTATGGAGCAGAGGGTGGATTTGGAGATCAACGTGTTGCTGGTTCAACTACCGCTCAAGAAATAGCAAGAGAACGAAGAATAAGTCTTAATGAAGCAAAGAAACTTCTTGCACAAGAAAGAAAACTTGCTGAGGCAAGAGCAGCGGGTACTGACGTAACAGAAGAATCTGGTAAAGCAACATCTCAAAAAACTGAACTAGATAAAAAACAATTACAGCAGATGAGATATGAAAGAGTTTCTAGAATATCATCTCCAGTTGCAATGGCATCTGGAACTGCAGTTATGGCTGGAGCAATGATGGGAGCGCCAGAAGGATTTACAAAAATGATGCTAGGCGTTTCTGTTATTTCTTCAATCCTACCATTAATGACAAATCCATGGATGCTTGCAATTGCTGCAGTTGTAGGTACTGGTGCATTATTATTAAAATTTAATAATGATATAAAGAAGGCAAGAGAAGCAGGCATAAATCTTGCCAAAGCAATGACAATGAGTGCTGATGATGTAAAAGAATTAAGCATGATGACTGGAAAACCTAGTGCGTCAGAAATTGCAGATAGACGTAGAAAAAATATTCTTGGTGGTGGAATAACAGAGCCACAACGTCAATTTGGTCAAAATGTTTTAGAAAGTGAATTTGGTAAAAAATTATTGGCTGATGTTCAAACATTGTCTAAAACTGGAATGCAGCCAAAAGATGTTGCAAAAAATATTTCTACACAGTTAGGGCAAGCAGTTCTTCAAGGAGTAATAACTATGAAAGAAGCAGCAAGTATTGCTTCTGCTCTTGGAGAAAAATTAGGAAGTTATGAAATACCATTAAATATTACTGGTAATTTAAATCAAATATTTGGTCCAAATGGAGAAAATTTAAAAACAGATCCATTAAGAATTGCTTTAGAAATTAAAAAAGATTCAATAAATACACAAGCACAAGCATTTCAACAAGCAATAGCAAATAGAAAACCAACAGTTGGCCTTGGTGCAGCACAAACTATTGGTGGTGCTACTGCTGCTGGTGCTGCAATTGGAGCAGGAATTGGTGCATTTGGAGGTCCATTTGCTCCAGTTACTGCCACTGGTGGTGCTGCTATTGGTGCTGTGGTTGGTGCAATTGGCGGTACTGGTGCAGCAATTATTAATGAAGGTGATAAAGCAAAAAATGCAAAGTTAGATGCGGCAGCACTTCAGTTAGGTATTGAACTTGTAGCACAAAACCAAGATCTTGTAGACTCACTTAATCAACAATATGATGTCAAAGTTAAACAGGCCAAGACAACTGCAGAAATAGATGCTATAGAAAAAGAACGTAAAGCAGCGGTAGATAGACTAAATGCAGAAAATACAAAAACACTACAGTTGTTGATTGAACAAAGAAAACAAATGGGCGACGGTACATTTAATGCTGCTATTAAGGCTGCAGCAGATGCAATGTATAAAGAAGGCCCAATGGCTGTTTTCAAAGATCAGGCACTAGAAGCATTAAATTCTTTAGAGAGTTCAGATTTTAAAGCACAACTACAACTTGGTTTTGCATCTGGAGATATAGATCCGCTTACATTAACAAATATATTAAACCTATCTGCACAAAATAAACCTATACAGCAAGATATACAATTTTTAATTAATACAGAAGGTTTTGCAGACATGGCCGTGCTTACGCAACTTCTTAACTCAGTTGCTATTGATCCAAAAACAGGAAAAGCAGACCCACTAGTTTTTCAAACTATTTTAAGTTATATAAATAAAAATGAACAAACTTTTGATGAAGATCTTGAGGCAGTTCGTCGTATTGCTGATTTTAAAGGTGCATACAACGTAACACTAGACGCAAAAACAAATGGTATTGAAAAACTTCAAATTGCTACAACAGCATTAAAACAAATTGAAGATCTTCCAGAAAAAGTTACTAAACAAGCACTTATTGATGCAAATACAAACGGACAGTTTAATGATATTATTGCAAACTGGTCAGCACTTTCTCAAGGTAAAGATTTAATTAATAAAAATCTTATAGTAAATTATAAAGTCGGTGCAATAGATCCAAATTTGCAAAATGCTGCTAAGGCTGCAAACCAAAGTGTTCCAGAATTTTTGGCTAAAGGGTTTGTTGCTCCAACACCAACTAATATTCCGCCAACAGAAACTCCTGGGCCTAAAAAGGGTAGAGATACAACACTTGATGAATTATTAAAAAGACTTAAGTTTATTCGCAAAGCATCTATTGATGCACAAGGAGGAGTAAAAGAACTAGAAAGAATAACTGCTGGCAAAGGACTTACCAAGTTTAATGGAGTAGTACAACAACTTGCTGCTGGTCCAAAAGGTGGTTTTAATAGAGAGTTTATTTCATTCCTTGAGGGAATGGATAATGCAACTCGTAAAACATACATGACCATTAAAAATGGACAGGTCATTCTTACTAAACAAGGCAAGGCACTCAAAGAAGCATTTAATGAAAAAGTAATAGGTGAATATCAAGTAGCACAGTTCCAAGCAGTTCAGGATACTAAGGCTCAGGGTGCAGCACTTGCTAAATTACGTGCTGCTGGAATTGATTCTGCCACCGCTCTTGAAATGGTCGCTGACGCTAATCTTGCAGTAGCAATAAATAGCAAAAATATTTCATCTGCAGAACTTAAGAATATGGCTACACAAGCCCAGGAAGCAAAAGATAAAGTAAGAGAACTAAATCTTGAACTTCAAGGAACTGTTACAACAATGGTTGGTCGTGGTCAAGAACTAGATGAAACAATTAAAGTTATATCAAGAATAAAAGAAATAAATCCAAATGTTTCTTCTGAATTCCTACAGGCTCTTGCTTCTGATAAAACTGCTGTTCAAGGTTTTTATGATGCATTTTTCAAAGGTGCACAAAATAATGTACCTAATCTAAAAGATTATATAGATACATACTTTAAGAATAATCAATTAGAAGTAACTCTTAAAGGTATTTTAGATCCACAAGAACTTGTAAGACAGGCTCAAGAAGCATTTGATAAAGCATCATCTACTATTGATAAATATCTAAGTGCACAAAGAGCACAGGCAACTCTTCAGGTTGCACCACCAACACTAATGAATGAACTAGGTAGAAATCTACAAGTTGCACAAGATACATTAGTAGAAGCAGAAACAAATCTACAAAATATAAAGGATGCAACTGGAAGAACTATAACAAACTATCAGTCCGAAATAGATGCCCTAAGACGAGAACTTGATGCTGGACTAGAAATAGAAATCAGAAAACTTACTGAACAGATAAAGGCTGAACAGGATAAGATTGCTGCAGAATATGACAAGCCAATTGAAGGTCTTCGTAAGAACATTGAAAAAATTCAAAGAGATATTGAGATTAATTTTACAAGACCAATTGAAGAGTTAAATAATCAAATTGATGATATTCAGCGAGGTATAGAACTAAACTTTGATCGTCCAATTGCTACACTACAAGAAGAATCATCTGACCTATCTAATGAATTAACCTTGATGGATAAGGTTGCAGAGTCTATAAATAAGAAATATGATGAACAAGCAGCAGCCTTGCAAAAAGTTGCAGATATTAATCAAGAAATATCTGATCAACAAAAGGGACAATTAGATCTTGCTGGTGCATTAAGCCGTGGAGATGTTGCTGCTGCTGCTCAGGCTGCACAAGAGATGAGAGCACAGGCAGCGGCACGTGCAAAAGAACGAGCATCTGGAGTAATAGAAGCAGCAAGACAGGCAGAACTTGGAGGACTACGTTCTGCTACTGGAATGACCAGAGCACAAATAGAAGAACGTCAGTTCCAAATTAGCCAACAAATATTCCAACTTGAAGAACAAAAAGAAGCACAGTTAACTAAAGTAACTGAACTTCAAGATCAAATTTATGCTAAAACACAACTTCTTGAAGTTGAACAACGTAAGATTCGTGACCTTGAAGACCAGATTTATGCAAAAGAAGTTGCACGTCAAGCAGCACTAGATGCCTTAATTCCAAAGCAAGAACTATTAACAGATTTGGAAAAGAAACGTGCTGCCGCTCTTGAAAAGATTGCAGAAAAAGAAGATGCTATATCAAAAATTAAAAACTCACAAGCATATAAAGATGCTGAAAAGGCTGTTGCAGATGCTCAAAAGGCTGTAGATGCTGCTCAAAAGAAACTTGATGATATTGAAAAGAAATTAAGAGATGCGCTTGCTAAAGTTGATGCACAACAAGCAAAATGGGACGATATTAAACTTGGTATTGAAGGTGCTCAAGGCGCTGTAAAAGACTTTGATGCAGAGTTAGCAAATGCAAAAATAGCAGCAGATAAATTAGCAAAGGCAATTGCTAGTGTTGTTTCTGCAGATGCAAACATTACTGGCGCTGATGTATTTGGAAATGGTTTAGGTACAAGTACGGTTACAGATGAATATGGATTAGATCCAAAAGATCCAGACTATCAAGAAAAACGTAGAGCAAGACAGGGTATTGGAATGGGTGCAGGTACAAAAACTGCAACAAAAGAAACTGCAACAAAGGCTCTTGCAACCAACCTTAATTCAGCAGCAACTTCTGCTACAGTTGTTCAAACAGCACTAGGAAAAATAGCAGAACTATCTAAACTTTCTGCTGTAGATCAAGAAAAGATTGCAACCTCTATTGTAAAACAGGCAGAACAGTCTGGACTGTTAAAGAGTGCAGAAGAAGCAATAACTCAGTTTATTAAAGATCAGGTGACCCCATCAGAACAAATAGCAACTAATACTAAGAATATGCTTGATTCTTTAGTTGCTGCAATAGTACCAGCCAATACAATTGCTGGAATATTTAATTCAATTTTAAGCACTGCAAATGCAATTTATCAAAGAATCTTAAGTTGGAATACAACAGTAACAACAGTACATAATATTATAGAAAATGTAACAAGAAACATTACAGAATATATAACACAAATAATTAAACAAGTAGTTGATACTGGTCCAGGTAAGATGTATGGTGGAAAGATTACTGGATACATGGGTGGAGGTATGGTAAAGCCAATGTATCTTGCTGGTGGTGGCGCTATTGGATCTGATACCGTGCCAGCGATGCTAACTCCTGGTGAGTTTGTTGTTAATAAAGCATCTTCACAAGCATTTGCTCCTTTCTTAACAGCAATTAATGAAAGTAAATATCCTTCAATTTTGGCTAAAAATATATCAAATGCTAGACCAATATATCAAATTCCAATACAAACATCTTTATCTCAGCCATCATATGATATATCCTCTCCAGTATTTAGTGCATCTCCAACAAATATTGCAAATGCTGCCTATAACGATAACTCCAGTTCAGTGTATAATTATAGTGTTGGAATTAGTGTTGGTGGAACAAATGCTTCTCCAGATACAATAGCAAAGGCAGTAATGAACGAAATTAAATATCTAGACTCTCAGCGAGTTAAAAGTCAGAAGGTTTCATAATGACTACCTCGGCATACTTAAGCGGGAGAAAAAGATATCAGCGTCCTCAAGCAATACTGTGGTCTAATAATTCTGGAACCTTAACTGGTGGTCTTTATGTTCCTAATGGATATGAAGTCGGAGCAGATACTGCTGAGACTGATCCAGATCTACTAAATCAATTTATTATATTATCTGATCACAATAGAAGCGAAATGTCTTTTACTCCACAAAGAATAGAACAGCGTCAGCGTACTATAAACGGTCGTATGCGTTCTTATCATATTGCAGACAAGTTACAAATTAGTTTTTCTTGGAGTATGTTGCCATCTAGATCACATTATCAAGTAGCAGCATTTGATGATGCAACAGGATTATCTCCATATCAGAATAATACACAAGAGTTTACTGCAGATGGTGGAGCAGGCGGGGTAGCAATATTAGACTGGTATAACTCTCATACTGGACCATTCTGGATGTATTTGGCATATGATAACTATGCTAACTTTAAAGAAAATGGAGAAGTTGTAAATAATTCTTTTGGCCACCTTGCACAATATAATGAAATTATTCAGGTATATTTTGCAGACTTTAACTACTCTGTAGTCAAGCGTGGTGGAAATAATTTTGACATGTGGAATATATCGGTAACACTGGAAGAGGTCTAAAGTGTTTGTAAGTGAAGCATTAAAGACCCATCTTGAAACATCAGCAACAATAAACTTACAGTCTTTAGTTTTGGCTGAGTGGAATATGAATATGCCAGATAATATTTTTAAGGTTGGAAACTATCGATATAGACCTACAACAACTGGCTCTATATATAGAACACTCCCATCCACATTTGATCAGTTAGATGCTGGTAACTACTATACTGGCGCTACTGATGCAGATGTAGTTATAGATGGTGGTTTTGATAATACTGGTACACCACAACAATTTACATTAACTAAAGATAAAATGAAAATGATTTATTCTTTAGAAGATTGTTTAAAACCATTTAGACCTAGATCTGGAATTAATAAAGCCTTATATGTTTCTGGTAGATATCTTGCAAATTCTGGAGCAAATCTTGCAGAGCGTCCAAGATACTATATGCCATCAAGATATGATCAATTTAGATACTGGACTTCTTATAGAACAGAAGAAGGCGCTGAATATGGAATTGCAAAAAATGTATCAAATGGATTATATTTTATTGATGATGCCGTTCCATTTGTTGTTTATAAAGAACCAGTTCCAGTAAACAGAGTTGTAGTAAAAATGCAAACAAATGTTGGATCTGTAGACCTTGGTCCATTTGCTACAAACACAGGAAGCATTAGCGATCCTTTATTTGGAGATGCTAATAAAACAACTCCAGCAAGATGGAAAATTCAATATCTTGATGGAACAAACTGGACTGATCTATACGTAATTAATGAGTTTGATACAAGAGATAACGAAACAAATTCTTCTATTATAAGTTCAGATGGATATGTTGAATTAGAATACGGACTAATCATTCCAGATGCATATAAAGATATTTTTATATTTGCAGAACAACTATCATCAGATACTATGCTTCCAGAATCCAATATTACTGGATATGCATATTTAATTGTAGAAAACGATGGAGAAGTTGGAACCTTTCATATTTGGACTGGCACAGAATATGAAACATTTACTCCAACATATGGTTGGTCTCTTGGGTCTGAAACAATAACAAATCAAACAAACTTTGTAAATGATTTAACATCTCCGCAAACATTTACTGATGGAGTTGGCGGCGGTACAAAGTATAGACAATTTCAATACCTAAAGGGATTACGCATAGTAGTAGATACTATGAATAAACTAGATTCAACATTTGATCTTATTGAAATGTCACCACGTTTAGTAGTAGATATATCTGATAAGGTTATTGACTATAGAGTAACAAAGATGCTCTCTGATCTTGGAAATAGTTCTATTCCAGTAGGTCAACTACTCGCATCAACTGGACAGATGACAATGTTTGATGATGATCAAGCCTTTAATGATAATAATACTAATAGCATAGTTTCTAACTACCTCCGTAAAAATATAAAATTTAATTTCTATGAAAAAATTATAAATGTTGATGGCTTTGATTATTTTATACCAATTAAAACTTTATACTCAGATGGTTTTCCACAAGCAGACGTTACTGGGGCAACAGTTTCTTTAGGACTAAGAGACTTTTATTTCTTTTTAGAGTCAATGCCAGCACCAAGACTATTGATGACTGAAACCTCATTAAGCATGGCCGTATCAACGCTTTTAGATTATATTGGTTTTTCAAATTATACTTTTAGAAGAGTAACTGGTGAATCAGATCCTGTAATACCATTTTTCTTTGTTGCACCAGATCAAAGCGTTGCAGAGGTCTTAAACCAATTAGCAATAGCAACACAGACAGCAATGTTCTTTGATGAATACAATAACTTTATTGTAATGAGCAAAGACTATTTGCTTCCAGAGTCAGGAAATCGTAGCACTGATTTTATATTATCTGGATCAAATAATCAAACAGATAATGGAGTTATTAAAAACTCAACATCTGGAAATCTTCCAAATATAATTTCAATATCTTCGCAGGATAAAAAAATATATAATGATGGCAAAATTACATATACTACAAGATATATTCAAAGAACTTTTGGTGTAAGAAAACAAGCAGATAAGTTAGAATCTGAACAAACATGGATTTACCTACCATCACTGCTATGGGAAGTTGCTGGTACTGAAGAAACCAGATCAAGAAACAATGCAGCACAACAGGCAAGTGCTTATGCTTTAGGTGCTATTCCAATTAACTCCTCCTTAACATCTTCAGTTCCATCTGTATCTAATGGTGCTGTAATAAATAACATTATGGATCTTGGAGAGGGAATATTTTATTTGCCAAGGTATCAAGGATACTTCTATTCTAATGGAGAGATTATAAAATTTGATGCAGTTCAATTTAATATAACTGGAACTGGAAATGTATGGATTAGTAGTAATCAAGAATATCAGAGATACTTTGCTTCCCTGCCATTTAACGGAAAGATCTATCCTACAGGGCTAGTTAGAATATATTCCTTGCCATACTATGAGACGGTAGATGGAAATACAAGAATGAAATCTGGAGCAGTCTATCAACATGGTCGTGGACAATTTGGAACACCAGTTGTAGAACATACTGCTGGTATCAATGAGTATTGGACAAATAATGATTATGTTCGTGGTTGTGATATGCAAACTCAGTATTTATTTACAACTGTATTAGATGAAGATATAAATCCTCCATCTACAACAGTGGCTGCTGCTGGACAAAATAATACACTGGCTAGACAAACAACTAGAAATGGTATTATAAAAAATTTTATGGCAACAAACTATTTAACAGAAACACAAGTTAATAACTTAAAAAGCACTCAATCTGGAACTATACAGTCCTCTGCTTTTGTTATGAATGGCCCATCTTTTAAAACTACAGAAACACCATTAAACTTTGTTTCATACGTTTATAAAAATTTAGATAATGCATACAGGCACTTTGGAACAAGATTAAGAATCATAGGCAAGATTGAAAACAATGAAGTTCGTGGACAAACTCCAATTGGCAGCACTCCATATTTCCAAATTACTGGATCTGGTACAAATCAAAATATTAGCATAGGTGGAGGATCTGGTGGTCTAGCAGTTCTTCTAAATCCAGAAACAAACAATGGATACTATTTTGAGATAGTTGCCCTTACAGAAAATAATATAGAGCAATACCTAAAGCGTGACAGTAAAACTGGTCAAGCGCAGGTATCTGTAAACAATATAGTTTTTTATAAAGTAAAAAAGGACTCATCAAACAACAATGCCATTCCTATTAAACTTTGGGGTGGCCTAACAAATATATTAGTAGATGATGGAAGATTTACTGGACAGTATAGAAGGACGGCAGAAGAAAATCCAACAGTATATGATTTGTCCGTAGAGTATCAAGATATAGGAAACTTTAGAAGATTCTATCTATATATAAACAATAAGTTAATTAAAATTGTTGATGATAAAGATCCACTTCCAGTTTATAATAACATGGCTCTTTTTGTAAGAGGATCTTCAAGATGTATGTTTGAAAATATATATGCCTTAACAAATAATTATGCACAAAATACTGTATTTACAGTTGGAGAAACTTTGTCAAGTGCTTTTGGAGATAAAGAGATTGATGCTAATGAATCATTAAGAAAATATGCAATGAGTGGTATTGTTCAATCTACATACCTGTCTGGAATTAGTACGCAACAGCCACCTAAATACAATATGTACTTTGATGAGTTCGGCAGTATTATGCGTGAGTGTGCATATTTTGATATTAGATATGATCGTGCGTACCCTGCTCTTTATGCAAAAATAGCACCGACATTTAATAGAATGAAAGGCTATAGCATATCTGGATTTCAGGCTGATTCATATGGAGCAGAATTTTTAGTGTTTAACACTACGGATACTGTACTAGTTCTTGATGATACAAGTGGTAACTATTTAAGAATTTTAGGTATAACATTTACCCAAGATACAACACATGAATTATCTGTTGATGAATACTTTAAAAAGAAAAGCAATTTATCAGATCCAGAATTTGAAGGTGATTCAATAACCACTTCTGCCTTAGTAGAAAAATCTAAATATGATGAGATAAAACTAAGTAGATTGATATATGGTAAAAGTGAATTTGCTTTAGAAAGTCAATACATTCAGTCTCAAGATGATGCAGAAAGTATACTTGGATGGATTATAAATAAAACTAAAGATCCAAAAAAGGCAATAGGTTTAGAGGTGTTTACAATTCCTACCTTGCAGTTAGGTGACATTGTTACAGTTACATATCAAAATAATGACGGTCTAGATTTAGTTACAGATTCGGAAACAAGATTTGTAGTATATAATATTGATTATTCTAGATCAAATGCTGGACCAAGTATGACTTTATATTTGAGTGAGGTGTAGTATGGCACGTCTTGAAGATGATGCAATTCCACCAATTATTAAAAAACCATCTACATCTGAGTTTGATACTGCAATAAGAAATATTAAACAAATAATTGCAGATTCACAAGCAGCAAGAGAGGCTAGACAAAAGGCTGCTGCAGAGAAAAAAGCACAACTTGATGCACAACGTGAGGCTGCATTTGCTCCGATATATGAAAGAATAGAAACTGCAAGGCAGAATGTAGCAGCAATTAAAGAAGATTTAGCAGATGGAGTTTATAAAGGTACTCCGATAGTAACTCCAACTCCAACACCTACTCCAAAACCAAAAACTGTAACAGGTGTAACTTATGTAGGAACATGTTTAAATAGAAAAAAGATAACATCGTATTCTGATGGAACAACAACTTCAGAGTCTGCACCAGAAAATTGTGATGATGGTAATAATGGAGGATTTAGCACAAGTCTAATAGATACACCGACTACGCCTACTCCAACGCCACCACCAACTCCTACAAAGCCTCCAGCCCCACCACCTCCTCCACCTCCACCACCTAAAACAGCACCTATAGATACTGTATTAATTGATCAAGAAGCAGTAGATATTGAGATAATGCAAGATCTTATATGGGAAGATATTGGTGGACATGAACTTATTAATATTGCTAGAAATGATATTGTTAATGGACAAACTGTTTCGTATCAGCCAATAAAAAATTTAACAACAATCAATCAGCAATATAATCCTAATAATATTGTTAGTCTTCAAAATACCTCCGATAAATACTTTGCAAACTTTTCAATTAAACTTGAAACAAAGACTTTAGAAGAGGGCGAGGGTAGCGGACCAGACGGAGCATATGTATATATAGAAGATGCTACAGGGGATCTAATAGTAGAACTTATCAACTTAGAGCCTGATGAACAAATAGAAGTTCAAATCAGCCTAAGTGGTACAATATATGAGGCGGAGTTTAATGAATCATGATAACTAATACTGGTAAGAATATTATTGGCAAGTACCTGCTTGGACAGGCACCTGCATATGCATCCTATATAGCCGTTGGATGCGGTCCAGAGCCTCTATCAACAGCAGACCCATATGGTAACTACGCCACAAAAGAAAACCTTGACTTTGAAATGTTTCGTGTACCAATCTCATCAAGAGGTTTTATTAATGATGCGGGTATAACAAAACTAGTATTGACTGCAGAATTGCCGACGGAAGAAAGATATGAAATAACAGAAGTAGGATTATATTCAGCAGGAACAAACCCATCTGCTGGAGCATATGATAGTAAGACTGTATTTGCATTTACTACTGGAGAGACGTGGCAATATCATTCTGCTACCTCGGCAGTTGAGATAGATACTATAACTGTAGCACTTGATGATCCAAGTGTCGGTGGAGCAGAAGATGACATAATTGCAGTATCAGATGTTGTATTTCAAACAAACGCTGATAATGCTACATTCTATAATGTAGATAGAGCAGATAGATATGAAAGATGCAGATTTTTTAATAACATAATTGTAATACAAGGAGATACTGCCGAATTAACATCCGCAACATCTGGTTTTACAATTGTTGCAGGATCTGATCATATTCATAAAACTGGTATTGATGTAGACTTTACAAGAAATGCACCAACTGATGAACTTCGTCTTGCATTTTCTATTATAAACAAAGACGGTGGATCTGCCTCATCTCCTACTAAAGTAAAAATATTGGTTGAGTTTGCTGATACTGAAGGTGGATCTCCAGAATATGCTAGGTTTGAAGTTGAAGCACAAGACGGTGTAGGAAACTATGATTTTGCAAATAATAGATATTATGTTGTAACAAAACAACTTCAAGATCTAATAGTTACAAATAACTTTACATGGGATGCAGTAACTGTTGTTAAGATTTATGTTTCAACAGAGGTTACAGGAAGTCCATCAGATGATTACTATGTGGCACTAGATGCTATGCGATTAGAAAATGTAACTACGTCTAACCCACTTTATGGACTAACTGGTTATACCGTCGTTAAAAATACAGATGCAGAAACTGTTATTAAATCACCAAATACCAGTAACTATATAGAATTTAGATTTTCTGTCGGAGTTTCATAATGGCAAATAAAATTTTAAGAATTCCAAAAAATCAACTTCCACCAGTTCCATCAGACAATAAATATTCTGTTAGATTTAGAGTTGTATCAGAAGATAAAAACAGATCTTCTCATTGGTCCCCAATTCATATAATTGATTCTACTGCCCCAGTAGCAGTTAATGGAACTGTTGTTGTTAATGGAAGCGCAATAACTGCAATTTGGGAAGACGAAGAAGGTCGTCCATATTATGATGTTTTTGTAAAATTTGATTCTGGAACATATCAATATCACGGCACCACTGGAGTTCATAGTTATAATTTTTTAAAAGCGGCTGCAGCAACTAGCACAGTTCGTGTAGCAGTACAAATCGCTGGAGCACCACCAAAAGCAAGAAATGCAACATTAGAAATTTGGGAATCATCAGTAACCTCATTGTAGGCTCTACTGGTATAATTGACTAAAGGAGAAATATGGCAAAAGTACCACTACCAGAACGAGGTCAGCCTCTTGATGTAACTTATATTTATCAATTGGCAGAAACCATCAACGATCTGGCAACTCAGGTATCATCTGCTACCTATAACTATACTACTATTGATACTGTTAGTGCTGGAAAACAAAGTGTAAAAACATCAGAGGCTAGAGTAATCGGCGGGTATGTAGAAGTAGCCAATAACTCTACAGTAAGCGCAGGTAATGAAAAGACTTTTTCATACGACTTTCCATCAGACTTTAAATATGCACCAATTGCTACAGCAACACCTATTAACATAGGTAATACACCAGCAGGACAAAATGTTACAGTTATTTTAAAATCAGTAACTACATCAAGAGTTGAAGGCGTAGTTCGCTTTGGTGCATCTGGCGATCTTTCGCTTAACGTAAATATTATTGTTGTTGGTATTCCAAACTAAGGGGTAATTTTGGTTCTTCGTTGCAAAAAGTGCAATGGCAGAATGTTTGTTGACAGACAGTATTCTAGTCAGATACACTTAGAGATATATTGCTTGGCGTGTGGTAATAGGAAGTTTTTCCATCCCCCGTCAGACAGCAAGGAGGGTTTATGGCTCATGGCCCAAGAAACATTGAGAGCAAAGACTATAATAACAAGCCTGTAATTAAAGGTAATAAAAAGATTTGGTTTCTTAATGGTGACCTTGTAAGACTTTATCATAGTTCTAGATCAACAGGAATGGTAACTGTTTATAATATTACAAAAGATAGATTGGAAACTTGCTTGCGATACGATTTTAGAAAAAATAGAGAAAGAGCGTTCACTGTATCAGAAACTGCTCAACTTGTCAATAGGCATCGTAAATATTTTCCATCATTAGTGAAAAAAGGAATTATTCCACCACCTATGGGATCACAGCCTGGAGGGGTTCGTGGTTGGCAAATAAGAGCATATTATTCCGAATCGCAAGTTAAAGAGATTCGTGATATACTCGCTAGTTATCATCTAGGTAGACCTAGAAAAGATAAGTTAATTACAAATGGAATTACACCAACAAAGCAAGAGTTGACACGCAGAATTGGTGATGGTATACTGACATATACGAAAACTGAAGATGGAAGATTTGTTCCAGTTTGGTCAGAAAAGATTTAGTCCTTGGGAGGGGCAATGGAAAAAGAGAGCACAAAGGTATCAGCAACACTTGGCTACACACTTAATCTTGGTAACTTTCAGTCATTGAGAGTTGATCTTGGAGTTGTAGATAATGTTCGTGATAATGAAAATGTAGACGAAGCAATGAATCGTATATATGATTTTGTTGAGAGCAAAGTTATTGAAAAGGTTAATGAAGCAAAGGCAGCACTGGTAGAAGAATAATATGGCTGATCGCAAAGACCGTATGGCTTTGCTCAGTCGGTATAACAAACTGCATTTGCAAAGGTACGAAAAGAAGTCTACACTCAACCTTAATGTTGAGCAATGGGCTGCTGATGCACTTGTTGAATCATATGGACTTCAGCAATGTTATGATTTACTAACATATTATTTTGAGATATCTAAAAATCCATCTTGGAATAGTTTTGCTTATAACGCACAAGATTTGCTTGATGGTAAAATTGCTATAGAACAAGATTTAAAAGAACGTGAAGAGCGCAGGGCAAAGGCTAGGGAGTGGCTAAATGGTTGATATAGAATCTAAATTAATTTCTGCAGTTCTTAATGATAAACAGATACATGTATTACTTCAGGCTAATGTAGAAAATATTATGCGAACCCATACAGATGTATGGCAGTTCATTCGTAGGTATGCTGAGACTAATGGCTCAGTACCTCCAGTTTCTTTGGTAGTTGAGAAGTTTAGAGATTTTGTTCCAGATAAAGAAGTAGGCGCTACCAAACATCATCTAGAAGAATTGCAAGTTGAGTATTTAAATGAAAGCGTAAAAGACATTCTTAGATCTGCAGCATCAGAGGTGCAGGCAGGAAATGGAACAGCAGCACTAAATGATTTAATTACAAAAACATCAGAGTTGAAGAAAAATACTTCAACCATTCGTGATATTGATGCTACAGATATTCAGTCTGCTATCGCATATTTTGAAAATGTCCGTAAGGAACAAGAGTTAGGCAAGATAGGTATCAGAACTGGTCTGCCAGGATTTGACAATTATCTCCCATCTGGAATCATGCCAGGTCAACTCGGTATCTTTCTTGCCTATCCAGGAATTGGTAAGTCATGGCTATCTTTGTACTTTGCAGTACAGGCATGGAAGCAAGGTAAGACTCCGTTGGTTATCAGTCTTGAAATGTCTGAGGTAGAAGTTCGTAACCGTGTCTATGCAATTATGGGTGAAGGCTTATGGTCGCATCGTAAACTTAGCAATGGTGAAGTAGAAATAGATATGCTTAAGAAATGGCATACAGATAGAATTGAAGGCAAGCCACCATTCCATATTATTTCTAATGATAACGGTGGCGAGATTACTCCATCTGTAATTCGTGGCAAGATAGATCAATATAAACCAGACTTTGTTATTGTTGACTACTTGCAACTTATGAGTCCAAACCAAAAGTCTGATAATGAGACGGTACGAATGAAGAACCTTTCACGAGAACTAAAACTTATGTCTATTAGTGAAGAAGTTCCTATTATCTCTATTTCTTCTGCTACACCTGATGATGTTACAAATCTAAATACCGTGCCAACTTTGGGTCAAACAGCATGGTCACGACAGATTGCATATGATGCAGACTGGGTTCTTGCACTTGGTCGTGCAGCAAACAGTGATATTATTGAATGTGCATTTAGGAAAAACCGTAATGGTTTTATGGGAGACTTCCTAATTCAGGTTGACTTTGACAAAGGCTATTACAGATATAAAGACTTTGAGGCTGCAAATGTTTAATGAAACATACACAGAAGAACAAGTAGAGCGAGTCCTAAATGGGGTAGGTATTGAACCTGCATCAGAGACAGAAAGTAACTTTATGGTTTTCTGTCCGTTTCATAATAATTCTCGTACGCCAGCAGGAACTGTATCCAAGGAAAAGGGTTTGTTCTTTTGCTTTGGCTGCCAGACAAGCAAGAATCTTGTAGAGTTTGTTATGGCTATATCAAATAGATCTTATTTTGAATCTGTTAGATATATTAAGCAGAAAGATAGCGAGACAGACATTACACAACTTGTAAACAAAAAGTTGTATGTTGCTCCTGAATTTGTGCAGTTTGACGAGGTATTAATCAAGAGACTAAACAATCAAGCACTAGAAACACCAAGAGCCATGAACTATTTTCATAGTCGTAGAATAACAGAGGCATCTGTTAATAAGTTTACTCTTGGATATTCAGATAAGCAAGACTATGTGACAATACCAGTTCAGTCTCCAGATGGCATGACTATTGGTTTTGTAGCAAGATCTATAGAAGGCAAAGAGTTTAAAAATACACCAGGTCTTCCAAAATCAAAGATACTATTTAATCTTCATAGAGTTAGATCGTCTAAATTTATTTATGTAGTTGAATCATCTTTTGATGCAATCAGATTAGACCAAGTAGGTTTCCCCGCAGTTGCTACCCTAGGGGCTAATGTTTCATCTGTTCAGATGGATCTATTGGAAAAGTATTTCAGCGATGTTATACTTGTAGCAGACAATGATGAAGCAGGTTCTACAATGATAGAGCGTATTGTTGGAAAGATAGGCTCAAAAGTATCTGTTTTAAACATTGACAAAAAATATAAAGACATAGGCGAAATGAGCGACGAGGAAATCAAAAAACTAGAATATAAGTTTGACAACTCTATAGTCGCTATGCTAAAATAGAAAAAACAAGGAGAAACAATGACAATAGTAAAAGGGCTAAAGAATATCAACGCTCTAGTTGATAAGCCAAAATATGAAGGTACTGGATCAAAAGTCCGCTGGCTCAAGTTGGCAGACGGTCAATCAGTAAAAATTCGTTTCATTGAAGAGTTGGATGAAGACTCTTCTAACTACAATGACAAGCGTGGTCTTGCTCTTGTTGTTAAGGAACATACAAACCCAAAGGACTACAAGCGCCGTGCTCTAGACACAATGGAAGCAGAAGGCCGTGACTGGGCAGAAGAAATGCATCGTAAAGATCCAAAGGCTGGATGGCGAGCACGTCTTCGTTTCTACTGCAATGTGTTAGTAGACGATGGTCTTGAAGAGCCATATGTTGCTGTTTGGGCAATGGGTGTAAGCAAGCAATCTGCATTTAATACAATTCGTGAGTATGCACTAGAAACTGGTAGCATCTCAAACCTAACATGGAAGTTGAAGCGTAACGGTCAGGGAACTGAAACAAGTTACACACTTATTCCAGGAGTTCCAGATAAGGAACCATATGACTGGTCTAAGGTTGAGCCATTCCCACTAGAGAAGGCTCTCAACAAAATTCCATACGCTGAACAAGAGGCATTCTATCTCGGATTTGATACACCATCTGCTGGTTCATCAAATATTGAGTGGTAATTAACTAGTGTCTTACGTTGGGCTTCATGTCCACACCCATTACTCTTTGATGGATGGTGTGGCAACTCCGCAGGAATATGTAAAACGTGCCGTTGAACTCGGTATGCCTGCAATTGCGATTACAGATCACGGTACTCTATCAGGGCACCGTGAGATGTATCGTACCTGCAAGGAAGCGGGTATTAAACCTATTCTTGGCGTAGAAGGATATATTGCATACGATAGATTTGATAAGCGTGATAAGTCTGAAAGAACTGGTCCACTTGATCTTAACTATTTTCATATTGTCCTTCTTGCCAAGAACCAACAAGGCCTAGAAAACCTAAATAAATTAAATGAAATTGGTTGGACTGAAGGTTTCTATAAGAAACCAAGAATTGATTTTGAAGTTCTACAAAAATATAAAGAAGGCATTATTGTTTTATCTGCCTGCATGAGTGGACTCATTGCAAAAGCAATTGAGGTAGGAGAATATGCAGAAGCAAAGAAACATATTGAATGGTTTAAAGATAATTTTGGTGATGATTTCTATATTGAAGTTATGCCACACAACAAGCAAGAAATTAATGAATCGCTTGTTGAACTTGCCAAGGCATATTCTGTAAAGATTGTTGTAACGCCAGACTGCCATCATTCTACTGTTGATCAAAAGATTATTCAGGAAATGATGTTGCTTCTTAATACCCACGCAAAATTGCAAAAGGATGTTACATACGAAAAATCTAAGAAGCAAAAAGACATGATGGATCGTCTTGATTATTTATATGGGGCAGACCGTCAAATGTCATTCCGTTCTTTTGATATTCACTTATTGTCTCGTGATGAAATGGCAAATGCCATGGCCGAGCACGGTATAAAAGATGAACAAATGTTTGCATCAACTTTAGAGATAGCAAATAAGGTAGAAGACTATGATATTAAATCTGGTTTAAACCTATTGCCAGTACAGTATAAGAAGCCACTAGAAGAGTTAAGATCTCTTGCTATGGAAGGCTTGAAGAATCTTGGTTTGGTAGACAAACAAGAATATCTTGATAGGCTTGAAGAAGAACTTTCCGTGATTGAGGAAAAGAATTTTGCACCATACTTCTTGGTCGTATACAACATGTTAAGTTGGGCTAAGAAGCAAGAGATTATGGTTGGTCCAGGTCGTGGATCTTCTGCTGGTTCATTACTTTGTTATGCCATTGGAATTACAGATATTGATCCAATTAAACACGGACTTCTGTTCTTCCGTTTTATTAATCCTGAGCGTAATGACTTTCCAGATATCGATTCAGACATTCAAGATTCACGCCGTGATGAAGTAAAAGACTATCTTGTTAAGCAGTATCGTCACGTCGCATCTATTGCAACATTCTTAGAGTTTAAAGATAAAGGCGTAGTACGAGATGTTTCTCGTGCATTAAATATTCCATTGCCTGATGTAAATAAAGTATTGAAGACTGTAGATACATGGGATGATTTTGTAACATCTAGAAACTCTGAATGGTTCCGTGAAAAATATCCAGAAGTAATTATTTATGGTGAACAACTTCGTGGTCGCATTCGTGGTACTGGTATTCATGCTGCTGGTGTTGTGACTAGTAAAGAGCCAATATTTAGACATGCTCCTATGGAAACTCGTTCTTCTCCAGGATCTGATGAGCGAATTCCAGTAGTTGGTGTTGATATGGAAGAAGCCGAAAAGATTGGCTTAATTAAGATTGATGCACTTGGACTTAAGACTCTTAGTGTAATTAAAGATTGTATTGACATTATCAAAGAACGAGAAGGTACAAAGATAGATCTCCTTAAGATTGATATGGATGACAGCAATGTTTATAATATGTTATCTGATGGATATACTAAGGGCGTATTCCAGTGTGAAGCAACTCCATATACTAATCTTCTAGTTAAGATGCGTGTTAAAAACCTTGCTGAACTTGCTGCTTCTAACGCACTAGTTCGTCCAGGTGCTATGAATACAATTGGTAAAGATTATATTGCTCGTAAACATGGTCGTCAAAACATTGATTATTTGCATCAGATTCTAAAACCTTTTACAGAAGAAACATATGGGTGTATTTTGTATCAGGAACAAGTTATGCAGGCCTGCGTTCAACTTGGCGGTATGACAATGGCAGAGGCTGATAAGGTTCGTAAGATCATTGGTAAAAAGAAAGATGCAAGAGAATTTGATGTATTCAAAGATAAGTTTATCAAAGGCGCTTCTGCTTATATTAGTCCAAACAATGCATTAGATTTATGGCATGACTTTGAAGCACATGCGGGGTACTCATTCAATAAATCACATGCTGTTGCTTACAGTACCGTATCATATTGGACAGCATGGCTTAAATATCATTATCCACTAGAGTTTATGTTTGCACTTCTCAAGAATGAGAAAGACAAAGATGCAAGAACAGAATATCTAATTGAAGCAAAGCGTATGGGTATTCCAATTAGATTACCACATATCAATGAATCAGAAATTGATTTTAAGATTGAAGGCAAGGGTATTAGATTTGGTTTATCTGCAATAAAGTGGATATCAAATACAATTGCAGAACGATATATTGCAGCAAGGCCGTTTAAATCTTTTAAAGAGGTAGAAGAATTTACCTTTACAAAAGGTAATGGTGTTAATAGTCGTGCTTTGCAAGCCATGAACTCTGTTGGTGCTTTAACTTTTCCAGACAATCCAGCAGATCCAGATAAGGTAAGAGAAAATGTTTATGAGTACCTTAACTTGCCAGAGTTTAATATGCAAATACCACAACACTATTATGCTTACATAAATGATATTGAAGAGTATGAAGAAAAGGGTGCATTCATATTGATGGGTATGGTAAAATCAATTAAGAGATCAAAAGGATGGTCACGGGTAGAGTTGTTAGATAAAACTGGAAGTGTGGGAATTTTTGATGAAGAAAACACGGTTATTGAGGCAGGTCGTACTTATATTATTCTTGCAAATGATAATAGGATTGTATCTGCAGTTCCAGTTGATGAAATATCTCAATCCAAAGATGCCCTAGTTAAGTTTCTAAATTACAAGATGCTACCTTATAAAGAAGGCGAGCACTATGTTGTATCATTCAAGCCCAGAGTTACAAAGGCTGGAAAAAAGATGGCATCTCTTACTGTTGCAGATGCAGGCAGAGAATTACATGCTATAACAGTATTTCCAACTGCATTTCCAAAAGCATACATGAATGTTCAAGCAGGAAACGTATATAAATTTGAATTTAAAGAAACAAAAGATGGAACTACAATAATGGAGGATGTAATAAATGTTTGATGAATTAGCAGAAGAAATACATAAAAATGCAGTAGACAAAGGTTTTTGGGATAGAACTGCAGACCCAATATTTTTAGCAAAACAAATGATGATGATTGTATCTGAGGTATCAGAAGCCATGGAAGCAGTTCGTAAAGAAATGAATCCAGAACAGATATCAGATGAGTTTGCAGATATTATTATTCGTACCATTGATCTTTATGCTGGTATGGTTGAGGCGGGGTATGTAACAAAATCACTAGACTATGCAATTAAAGAAAAGATGGAACGCAACACACATAGACCAAAGAAGCATGGGGTAAGATTCTAGTGACAGTTACAGTTGAAGAGGTATTGGCACAACTAAATCCCAAACTAAGAAAGAATATTCTTGTTGGAGATGAAATCCCAAAGACTGAATATGCAACAACTCCTAGTTTCGGTTTAAACCGTGCACTTAATGGTGGTTTGCCATATGGTAGACAAGTTCTTATTTGGGGTAGCAAGTCAAGTGCTAAATCATCCTTTTGCCTACAGTTAATTGCTGAAGCACAAAAAGAAGGCAAGATCTGTGCGTGGATAGATGCAGAAATGTCATACGATAAAACTTGGGCAGAAAAACTAGGCGTAGATATATCTAAGTTAATTGTTTCTCAGGCTCGTACCATCAATGAGATGGTTGATGTTGGAGTAAATCTTATTGAGGCTGGCGTAGATATTATTGTTGTTGATTCAATAACATCATTGCTTCCTGCTATTTATTTTGAGAAAGACTCTACAGAACTTAAACAGTTAGAAAATACTAAACAGATTGGTGCAGAGTCTCGTGACTTTAGCAATGCGTGGAAGATGCTTAACTATGCTAACAATAAGGTAAAGCCTACATTGCTTGTATTAATATCACAGTCTAGAAATAACATCAATGCTATGTACACAAGCCAACAGCCTACAGGTGGACAGGCTACAAAGTTTTATTCGTCTACTGTCATAAAGTTATTTTCGTCTGAATCAGATAATCAGGCAATCAAGGGGAAGATACATGTTGGAGATAAACTCATTGAGGAAAAGATTGGTCGCAAAGTTCGTTGGGAATTACAATTCTCTAAAACTTCGCCTGCCTTCCAGAGTGGTGAGTATGATTTCTATTTTAGAGGTGACAATCTTGGCGTTGATACTATTGGCGATCTTGTCGATACCGCTGAACTTGTTGGTCTGGTTAGTAGAACTGGTGCATGGTACCAACTAGAAGATGGTACTAAGGTTCAAGGCAGAGATGGTCTTGTTAATCGTGTTAAAGAAGATTTAGATTTGCAGAACATGCTTAAGAGCAAGTTGGAAAATGTCTAGCAAATTTGTAGTATACAAAGGTAAGTTCTGGTGCAAGACTTGTGGAAAAGAAGTTAGCACAATAAGAATTTATCCAGAAACTGGTATGGGTTCTTGGATGTGTTCTGAGAAACATTTATCAGAGGTTCATGTTTTTCAGGTTGGATATAAAAAGAAGAAGGACTATGAGCGAGAAGAATGAAAGTAAAAGAATCGGTGCTAAACAGCACAAGAATTCTGGTCGTAATACTAAAAAGGGCGATGCTACATGGCGTAGTTTTGTTATTGACTTTAAAGAATCAGAAAAGTCATTTACCATCAATCAAGACATATGGGCCAAGGCAGTAACAGATGCTCTTAAGGCTGGCAAAGATAAGTCTCCAGCCGTTGTTATTATTTTGGGCAAGGGAAATAAAAAGACCCGCCTAGCATTAATAGAGTTTGACTTACTAGATCAACTAACATGGGAAGCAAAATATGACAGAGACAACACATAAAAATACAATAGAACAAGTTAATGGTTTGACAGAAATTGCAGAGTATATGCAAGATGAAGAACTTACTACTGCATTAACCTTCATTGCCAAGATAATCTTAAAGCCAGACATTCCGCTAAACGTAGCAACAGTAGAGATAGTTAGACTACAGGCTATTGCAGCAAAAATGTCATTTAGGGCTACGTGGATGGCCAATGTGGATAAGAATGATAGAGGAAAGAAGAACATTTACTATACCGCTGCAGAAGCAATCAATAATCTGGTATCTGCTCTTAAGTATACGATACGCTAACTGATATAATAGATAAAAAGGTATATATGACAAAAAACTTATTGAAGCAGGTAATGGTAAAGGGAGAACCTAAACCAGTAAAGAAAGAAAGTGATTTTAAACTAGATGGTCTTGTAGAAAAGATTAACTCTGGTTATACAATCAAGAATGAACCAAAGCATCAAACCAAGAAAACTTTTGCACCATCAACCCTGGCCTACAACCATGGTGAGTGTCCAAGATACTGGTATCTAGCATTTTCTGGTGTGACATTTGAAGATAATTCAAATGCTTTTGGTGTTGCCAATAGAACAAATGGCACATATGGTCATAAAAGAATTCAAGATGCACTTATTAATTCTGGTATTGCTAAGATCTTTCAGGAAGAAGATAAAGAAACTGGCAAGGTAAAAGATACTACAGAATTAAAAATCTCTAATGAGAATCCACCTATATTTGGATATGGCGACGGTATTCTTAATTGGAACGATGAAGAAGTAATATTAGAAATCAAAACTGTACCAAATGAAGGTTTTGAGTATCGTAAGAATACTGGTAAGGCAAAGAAAGATCATATTTTTCAAACTCTTATCTATATGAAGATTCTTGGATATAAGCGTGGAATTATTCTGTATGAAAATAAAAATAATCACGAACTACTGCCAATATTAATTGAAGTAGATGATTATTATCGTGACTACATAAATAATGCATTTGAGTGGATGAAAACTGTAAGAGCAAGTTGGATGAAGAATGAACTTCCAATTAAAAATTATAGATCCAACTCAAAGATCTGCAAAGGTTGTCCTATTCAGAAGGCATGTGAGCAGGCTGGTGCGGGAGTAGTGAAGATTGCTTCACTGGAGGAATTGCGTGAAACAATGTGAAAGGTGCGATACCAAATTTAAACCAAAGGTAAGTTATCAAATTTACTGTAGTGAAAACTGCAGAGATGAAGCGACCAAAGAAAAGATCGCTGAAAGATATCAGATAACACGCAGACAAAAAAGAATAGGTAAGCGTAGAATCTGCCTTGGTGGATGTGGAACACAACTTTCAATTTATAATGACTCTGGTTTTTGTGCTAACTGTAATGTGCATGAAAAAGCAGTAGAAAAAATGTTAAAAGAATTAAAAGGAATTGTTGAGTATGAGCAAGATAACTAATCAACCAGAAGTGATTTGTGCAATAGACGCAAGCACTAATAATCTTGCTTTTGCTTTTTACTGCTGGAAAGATATAACTCAGTATGGCAAGATTAATTTTGAAGGCTCTAATATATACGAAAAGGTTATAGATGCAACTGCTAAGGTGAAAGCCTTTTTTGAATTATATAATAAAACTACAGCAATAGTAATTGAGCATACAGTGTTTATGAACAGCCCAAAGACTGCTGCTGATCTGGCTTTAGTTCAGGGTGCAATTATTGGTGGCGCTGGATTAGCAAATATAGATATTGTGGGCAGGGTATCTCCAATAACATGGCAGTCATTTCTTGGCAATAAGAAACTAACAAAGGAAGAACAACTTCAGATAAGATCAGTTAATCCAGGTAAGTCAGATTCTTGGTATAAATCTTATGAAAGAGATTTTAGAAAACGTCGCACAACTAAACTATTAGAAGTTATTTATGATAAAAAAATAGAAGATTACGATGTGGCAGATGCAGCAGGTATTGGTCATTGGGCTATCAATAACTGGGACAAAGCCGTGAAATTTGACAAGGGGTAGCCATGGGTGTTAAAATGTATCAGAATGAAATGTGGCTCAAGAAGCGTTATCACATGGATAAAAAGAGTCCAGAAGATATAGCAAAAGAGTGCGGGGTAAGCGTAGAGACTATTTATGTATACCTTGCTAAATTTGGATTAAGGAAGTCAAAAAGATGACAGAGAAATTTAATATTGTAGTAGATCAAGTAAATCATCCGTTGCATTATACAAGCGACCCATCAGGTGTTGAATGTATTCAAATTACACGTCATCGTAATTTTAATGTTGGCAACGCATTTAAGTATCTGTGGAGAGCGGGTCTAAAGAATGAGGAAACTCAAATTGAAGACTTGAAGAAAGCCATCTTCTATATTCAAGATGAGATTAACAGACTAGAAGGTAAATATGTCAGACACTGAAATAGAACTCGTCAAACATCTTGATGAGGTCAATAAGGTAGTTGAAGAATACTTAAAGGGTAATGATCCAACTAGAATATCAAAAGAACTTGATCTTCCACGTACAAGAGTTGTCGCTCATCTAAATGAGTGGCGAGTCATGGCATCTGCTAATGATGCTATTCGTGCTCGTGCTAAAGAAGCACTCGTAGGTGCAGATGCACACTACACAAAATTAATACAGCAGGCATATGAGGTTATTGAAGATGCTACTACCACAGCAAACCTTAGTGCTAAAACTACAGCAATTAAACTTGTTATGGATATTGAAGCAAGACGAATTGATATGCTCCAAAAGGCTGGCTTGTTAGAAAATAAAGAACTAGCAGAAGAAATGATAGAGATTGAAAAACGACAGGAAGTTCTTGTTGGTATTCTTCGTGATATTGCATCAGAGCATCCAGAGGTTAGAGATTTAATTATGTCAAGGCTATCTACCATAGCCAAAGAGGGCGAGGTAATAACAATTGTCCACGATGTTCAATGATTTCTTTGATGCTCTAAAAGATGAGCAGTTTGAAGAAAATCCAGTAGACGTAAAGACGTTTGTGGAGTCTCCAGATTATTTGGGACAACCACCACTTTCGGCTATTCAATATGACATTGTTGAGGCAATGAGCCAGATCTATAAGAAACCAGATTTGCAAAATCTTTTAGGAATGGATGTAGGAGCAAAACACTATGACAAATACACAAAGAACGAAATTATTCTTCAACTTGGGAAGGGCAGTGGGAAGGACCATACCTCTACTGTTGCCTGTGCTTATGTTGTATATAAGTTACTATGCCTTAAAGACCCTGCGAGATACTTTGGTAAACCGTCGGGAGACGCAATAGATATTATTAACGTTGCTGTAAACGCAGAGCAGGCTAAAAATGTTTTCTTTAAGGGCTTTAAAAATAAGATTGAAAAATCTCCATGGTTTGCAGGAAGATATGATCCTAAAGTAAATTCTATTGGTTTTAATAAATCTATTACAGTTTACTCTGGACATTCTGAGCGTGAATCTCATGAAGGTCTAAACTTATTTATGGCAGTTCTTGATGAGATTTCTGGTTTTGCATCTGAAGTAGGAACTGGTAATGATCAAGGTAAGACTGCTGATAATTTATATAAAGCATTTCGTGGAACTGTAGACTCTCGTTTTCCAGATCTTGGTAAAGTTGTTCTTCTTTCATTCCCCCGTTATGCTGGAGACTTTATTTCGAAGCGGTATGAAGATGTAATAATGGAAAAAGAAGTAATAGAACGTAGACATACCTTTACTATTAATGAAGAACTACCAGAAGGTCCAGATAATCAATTTGAAATTGTTTGGGAAGAAGATCATATTCTGTCATATAAATATCCTAGAATGTTTGCACTTAAAAGACCTACTTGGGAAGTAAACCCTACTCGTAAAATAGAAGATTTTAAAATTGCATTTCTTACAGATATGGGAGATGCCATGATGAGATTTTTATGCACACCAACATTTTCATCTGACTCATTCTTTAAACAAAGAGATAAGTTAGAAAAATGTATGACACTCAGAAATCCTATAGATCCTCACAGGAGATTTGATTTGACCTTTAAGCCAGACCCTGATAAACTATATTATGTACATGCAGACTTAGCACAAAAACATGACAAGTGTGCTGTTGCTATAGCGCATGTAGATAAATGGGTAAATGTACAGGTAATAAAAGATTACGAACAGGTTGCACCTATCGTAGTTGTTGATGCCGTTGCTTGGTGGGAGCCAAAGGTAGAAGGACCTGTAAATTTATCAGAAGTAAAAAATTGGATAATTAATCTTCGTAGAGAAGGATTTAATATCGGAATGGTGACATTCGATAGATGGCAGTCGTTTGATATTCAACAGGAACTAAAAGCCGTTGGTATGAGAACTGATACTGTATCTGTTGCAAAGAAGCACTATGAAGATCTTGCTATGATGATTTATGAAGAAAGAATTGCAATGCCAAGAATACCATTGCTTCTTGAAGAGATGGCAGAACTCAAGATTATGAAAAATAATCGTGTTGACCATCCCCGCAAGAAATCAAAGGACTTGGCTGATGCCGTTTGTGGGGCGGTATTTGGAGCAATATCTCACACAAGTAGGGACTCTAATCTTGAGATTGAGGTTCATACATGGAGTTCTGCCAGCCGACTTGCGGAAAAGAATAAGTCTATGGTAGAATTGGAAACTAGGGAAGTTCCTGACGATGTTAGGGATTTCTTGTCAGAATACAAATTAATCTAAAAAGAAAACTAAGGAGAAAAATGAATTCATTTAAGAAGATTGCGCTTGTATTGGCTGCAGCCCTTACTGGCTCGGTATTCGCAATTCCATCGGCTCATGCTGCACCTATGTCTGTCGCTTTGACAGTCAATGGCTCTGCACCTGCAACCGCTGGTACGGCTACAACTACTGCTGTTGAACTTCCAGTTCCAGCAGATAACTCTGTAGACGCTGCTGATGCCCTCAAGTTTGTTGTTACTGTAGATACAGGAACAGCAGTTACTGTGTCCGCAACAAACGCATCTATTATTCTTGCAACAGCAACCGCTGCTGCACCAGTAACCGCATCTAGCGGTTCTGCTTCAACAACAATTGCAACTGGAACTGGCACAACTGCTACATTCTTTGTCTTTACAAAGACTACTGCAGTAGGTACTGTTTCTGTTTCAAACCAAGGTGAAACCAAAGTTTATTATGTACAAGGTGCAGTCGGAAAGATCAATGATATTTCGGTATCAGGTCTTGATGTTGGCGCTTCAGGTACACAAGTAACTTTGACTGTAACTGCCAAAGACGTATTTGGTAACAAAGTTTCTGGAAAATCAATTACCGCAGTAGTTGCTAATGGAACTCTTGATACTACAACTGCTACAACTGGTACAGGTCTTACAGATTTTGGTACTCGTGATTTTAAAGTAACACTTCCAACTACTGGTTCGGCTGCTGTTATTTTCTCAGTCACAACTGCATCTGATCTTGCAACCGCTGTAACTGGTTTCAATACCGTTACTTCATCTGTTGCAAAAAATATTGCTGTCCGTGATCTTGCTGCAGAACTTGTTGCAATGACTGCTGCAAAGGCTGCTGCCGATGCTGCTCTAGCAACTGAAAAGGCTGCTCGTGCTGCTGATGCTGTAACCGCTAAGGCTGCTGCTGATGCTGCTGCTGCAACTGCTGCTGCTGATCTAGTTAAGGCTAATGCAGAAATTGCAACGCTAAAGGCTAATGCAGTTATTGCTAAGGCTGCTGCTGATAAGGCTCTTGCTGATGCATCTGCTGCACACGCTGCAGAACTTGCTAAGGTAAAGGCTGATAATGATGTAGCACTAAAGGCTGTAAAAGATGCTTTCAACTCACTTGCAAAGAAGTGGAATGCAAAGAATCCAAAGGCTAAAGTTGCTTTAGTTAAGTAATTAATACTTAAAAGATAGGGCGGGATTTAAATATCCCGCCTTTTTCTTTTGCAATAAAATGATATAATTAACTATATAATTACATATATAAGGGAGATAAAATAAGTAAAATCCTACGCATAATTGCAGTGGTGGGGATTTTATTTGCAAGCATTGGTTTTCCAAACAATGCGTATGCAGAATGTGTTAACTATCTTCAATCTCAAACTATAGCAGCAGCCTATGAAGGCGACGCAGAACCTACAGTTCATACAATGGATACCTGTGGTGGAGACGATACTTCTTATCAAATACCAATAGCAACTACAATTACATTTGATGGTGTTCAATATTCTAGTGTTTATGCAACAACTAATTCAGTAATTACATTTGGTCAACCAGATAATACATACTGGGCTTATCCAAATACTCCTTCTATTTCTTTATATTCTATGGATTGGGTAACTGGTTGGTATGGTGCTCCAAATACTTTAGATATATTGTATTCTGAAGGTGGATTTCAACTTAATATGCAAGCAATCCCATTTGGAAACTGGAATGCACAACCAAGTAATATTAACATTCTTGTAGCAATTACAAATACTGGTGGTATTTCTGTAGCATATAGTTATCAAGGGCCAGAATATCAAAACTTAAGAACTGGCGTTAGATTACATGATGGATCTATTGTTTCATTAGAAGCATGGGGAGCAACACAAATACAACCAGGGTCTACTCCAACACTTGAACCAGAACCAGTTGTAGTTGGACCAACACAAGAACAACTAGCAGTTCAAGAAGAAATGCGTGTAACTGCTAACTTAATTGCAAATGCTATTGCTAGTTTACAAAATGAACCTGATCCAGAGCCAACTCCTGTGCAAACTGAACCAGCCGAACCCACTCCAACTCCAACGCCTGAAACAACTTCTGAACCAGAACCAACTCCAACTCCTGAGCCATCGCCCACTGTTGAGCCTTCACCAGAGCCTTCACCTCAGCCAACGGATATAGATCCAACCCCAGAGCCATCACCTGAGCCAACTCCAATTGAACCTTCTCCAGAACCATCTCCTGATACTACCACAGAACCAGAAATAGTTATAGTTGAACCAGAAATAATTACTCCAGAAGATCCTAGATTTCCTGATGAAGAAATTATAATTCCAGTTCCAGATAAAACAGAAAACACAGAAGTATCTGAAGATATGTCAAGATTACTTGCAGATCTTACAAGTAGTCAAACACTAGCAACACTAAGCCCAGAACAAAAGGCTGCAGTAGCATCAACTCTTGGTATTAAATCTAGCGAAGTAGCAAAAGTAGCAGAACTAGCCAAATCAAATGAGGCAGTAGCAGAGGCATTACAGGAATTTGGTGCAAGGGCAAATGAAAACCTTGATGCCACAATGCCTTATACACTGGCAGATGCTGTGACAGAAGTTCAAGCAGAAAAATTACTAGAAGATCCAATAGGGGCAATTGCAGCAGTATTTACAAATATAGATTTAGATAAACTTACAAGTCCATCTGAGTGGGGTAGCGATATGACAGATGATCAAAGAGAAAAGGTTCAAGAAGTTATTATTCCAGTTATTTTGGTTTCTAACATTATTAGTTCTGTCATGTCAACAAGGAGGATATAATACGATTATGGACAAGATTAAAACTATCTTATCAAAGATGCCCAAGGTAAAGGTTAAGGTGCCTAAAGTAAAGGTTAACTTACCCAATCCTAACCTTAAACCATGGCTTGAGAAATTAAAGCCATATATGTCAAAGGTATGGGAAGTCCTAAAGAAGACCCCACAGTGGGGCTTAAAGGCTCTAAAAGGCCTTCTAGTATGGTTTGGCAAGGCAGTCAAGGAAAGTATTGCCCAATTATGGACTCTACTTGGATTTTTTATTGCTTGGTTGACCCTTACTGGTACCGCCCAACAAATCGTGGGAATCGCAACAATATTATCAACAATTATATGGCTTGCAACCATATCGCTTCGTGAGGAAAAGGAAGAATAATGAAAGATAAAACAATGTACCTGCTTTCACTTATGGTAGGAATTGCTATTATTACTGCTATCGTTGGAGACTATGTAGTTGCTGCTCTTGAGACCACAAAAACAGGTGAGCCACAAGAAGTTTCTTCTGATGTTATGACCCTTGTACAAACCGCTCTTGGTGGCGTTATTGGTATTTTAGGTGGTTATTTTGGGGCTAAAGCCTCAAAAGACAAAGACGAATAACTGGTATAATGGGGGTTATGCTAAAAATAGTTGGACTTGCCTTATTGGGGGTATTATTAACTGGATGTAACTACGACGGTAGTTATCGTTATCCATGTCAAGATCCAGCAAATTGGAAAAGTGCTGAGTGTAAACCACCACTTTGTAATGTAAATAATACATGCCCATCAGACTTAAATACTAACATTAAAGAGGAATCAAAAAATGGCTAGAGAGCGATTAACTCCACAAGATTTAGATGCTAGATTAAAGTTTATTTTAGGAATAACACTTGGATCTATTCTTTTCCTAACTTCTGTAGGAATTTTATATGGTCTATTATTTGTTACCCAACCTATTGGAGCACAGTCAGAAAATGACAAGATGTTCTTCAATGTGCTTGGTAGTGTTGCTACATTTATTACTGGTACCCTTGCAGGTTTGCTAATTGGTCAATCTGGTGCTAAGGATATTATGAAGGCACAACTTGACAATAAAGAAATGGATGCCAAGAATACGCAGGCAGATAAGAAACTAGAATCAGAATTAGAGATTAATGAACTAAAGGCAGAAGTAGAGGCAGATGCAGTAAGAGCACGTCTTGACGCAAAACCTAATGGACAGATGCCAGCAGAACAACCAGTAGACTTAGATTGGGATAAGGATTAATATGACACAAGATTTTCCAGTACCAGCAGAAACACCAAAGGCGCCACATGGTAGTGCTGCCCGTTTAATTCAGATTGCTAAATCTCAAGTAGGATATATTGAGGGACCAAAAGATAACGAAACGAAATATGGAGCGTACACCAAGGCAAATTTTCAACCTTGGTGTGGTAGTTTTGTAATGTGGTGTGCAAACGAAGCAGGTGTTAAGGTTCCAAATACAGTTTATACGCCAGGTGGCGCTGCTGCATTTAAGAAAAAGGGCGCTTGGATTGATGGCGATCTTGCTGATCCTGAGCCAGGAGATATTGCTTATTTTGATTTTCCAGCAGATGGCGTTGATCGTATCTCCCATGTTGGAATTGTTATTGAAGACAACGAAGATGGAACTGTATGGTGCGTTGAAGGTAATACTTCAAGCAGCAAAAAGGGCAGCCAAAGAAATGGCGGAGAAGCATGTAGACAACTCCGTGCATTTAAGAAAAATAAGAAAAATGTTCCAATATCTATAGTTGGTTTTGGTCGTCCTAAGTTCAAAATATAATAGTATTTGACTTATAAGCCATAACTGGTATACTATATTTATATATCGTTTGGGGGAAAAATGACTTGCATAGCGGTAGTTCGTGACCGTGTAACAAACAAAATCTGGATGGCTGGAGATCGTGGCGTATCAGATGATAATAGTATTAGTGTTTGTTCAAGTCCCAAGATTTGGAAAAAAGAAGGCTATCTATTTGGTTATGCAGGATCAATGGATGGAGATAGAATAAAACATTTATTTGTACCGCCAGAATTTGAAGGTCGTGGCAGTATTGATAAATTTATGTATAGTAAATTTCTTAAAGCCTTGCGTAAATTTTATGAAGAGTGGTGGGTAGATACATCTCCATCATCTGATTTTGGAATGATTATTTGTGTGCGTGGAAAAATATATGAACATAATGCATCAGATATGTCATTAACACAATATGAACAAGATTATTTAGCAATGGGATCTGGTGGAGATTTAGCACTTGGATCATTATTTTCTACACAAAAACAAAAGGATGCAAGAAAACGTGCAATGCAAGCAGTTAATGCTGCTATTACACATTCAACATCTTGCAAAGGTCCAATTGACATATTAAGCATTTAGGTATATACTAAATACATGAACCACATTAATGAAGAAGATCTGTCTCCAGAGGAGCAGGAATTCGGTATCTGGCTTTCTAACGGTATTGATAGAGGCTGGATTAGTGAGCCATACTGCCATACGCATGACGGTGGTATGCAATATATGAGTGAAGAAGAAATAGAAGAGTGGGATCAAGGTGGAGATCCTTGTGAACACGTTATTAGAATATTTATTTAAAGGAGAAAAATGAAAAAGGTAGTGGGTATATTAGTAATTCTATTTACTGCTGCGTATTTGCCAGCAGTATCTGCAGAAGAAAAACCAGCAATTGCAATTATTGATACAGCAATTGATACTAATGTTGTAAAGGTTTTTTATGAAGTTTGCGTAATGCAAGAAAAACGTTGTCCAAACAAACAAACATTTATGGAAGGTCCAGGATCTGCGACTCTTCCAGCATCACAACTATATAAAAATGGATTTCATCATGGAACAGTAATGGCTTCCATTGCTGCATCTATTAATCCTAATATGAACATTGTTTTTGTTCGTATTGTTCCTATGGCAAATAATGGTCGTCAAGGTTTTTATGGAGAGAATGATTTAAATGGTGCATTTCAGTGGGTACTTGCAAATAAATCAAGATTTAATATTGTTGCAATCTCTGCATCATTAGGTAGCCATAGTTTTAAATCTATGACAAACTATTGCCCTGTGCGGGAATATCTTCGTAAGAGCATTACTGATTTACAAAGTCTAGGAGTAGCAACTGTTCTTGCTGCTGGTAATAATTATGATAAACAGCGTGTTGACTTTCCAGCATGTATTTCTGAGTCTATTGCAGTAGGTTCTGTTGGAGAACGTGGCAATATTGAAAACTATAGTAATGGTGGACCAGATTTGGACTTCTATGCTTTAGGAACATATGATACTGCTCTTGGTAGGGCTATGGGTACTTCTGCTGCTACCGCTGCATTTGCTGCATACTGGGCAAAAAATTACAAGGGTACTTATCAAGCAACATATGATAATGTAAAATCATTATCTAAAGATCTTGTAGTATCAGTTAAGTAGTGATATAATAGATAGTGCACCTGCCAAACGGGGGTGCACTACTTACTCGCTTAATAAGGAGGCAATTATGGTAAGTTCATTTGCATTGGATCTATTTAAGGATCCATTTTTTATTGGTTTCAACAGAGAGTTGGACCGACTTTCAAATATCCATCGTGAGGCTGTTCGTCAATCTTTTCCACCATATGATTTGGTGAAACTTGATGAGGACACCTATAGGATATCTCTTGCAGTTGCTGGTTTTAACAGCAGCGAAGTAGAGGTTTCTGTGGATAATGGAAGTTTAATTATCAAGGGTGAGAAAACCGATGAGGCTTCTACAGAAGTCTTACATAAGGGTATCGCAACCAGAAAGTTCACACGCACCTTTGCTCTTGGAGAGTATATGGAGGTTGATCGTGCTGAAATGGCAGACGGTATTCTTAATGTCTTTGTGGAAAGAAACATTCCCGAAGAAAAGAAACCTAAAAAAATCGCAATTAAGTCTACAAAAAAGTAGATAACATTTAGTTATATCATTGACAATAAATGTTTTCAATGTTATAATTGATTCATCCCAATGGGCAGTCTTTTTTCCTTTCTCTTCTGCCCAAGGGTACGGACACCTGAGCATGTGTATAAACTGCTCATAAATAAAGGAGTAATAATGCCTAAGTATGACTACAAGTGTTCTTCTTGCGGTTCTACTATTGAGTTTGAGCGAGGTATAGGAGAAGATAGAGAGCCATCATGCTGCTCTAATATAATGACTCGTATATGGAATTCTGTTCCAGGTGTTATGTTTAATGGTTCTGGTTTTTATTCAACGGATAATAGAAAGTAGAGATATAATTACATTATGAATTCTATTGTAAAAGAGCATCCTAGCGTAAATCAAAAGGAATGGCAACTAAAGGCAGTAGATAGATGTGATAGTTGTGGGGCACAGGCTTATGTAATGGTAAAAGGATCAACTGGAGATCTAATGTTTTGTGGTCATCATTATGAAAAAATAATGAACAATCCAGATGCTTATACAAAGATGATGGCATTTATGCTTGAGGTTATTGATGAGCGTGAACAACTAATAGATAATAGACTGATTGGAAGTCATAACTAATGTACCAGTATTATGTAAGAGAAGTAAAAGGCGTAGTAGATGGAGATACCATCGACGTTTTAATCGATTTAGGTTTTAATGTTTTATTTGAACAGCGTGTTCGTTTGGCTGGTATTGATACGCCAGAATCTAGAACATCTGATAAGTTTGAAAAAAGTCTTGGTCTTGAAGCCAAAGAGTATCTTAAGAAACAACTTAAAGATGCTAAGTCTATTGTAATTAAAACAGAAAAGATGGATTCATCTGAAAAATATGGACGTATTTTAGGATGGTTATATGCTAATGGTGATACAGAATCTATTAATGATAAAATGATTAATGATGGATATGCTTGGGGATATCTTGGCGAAACTAAAATTAAAGATTTTGCAGCCTTGGCAGCACAAAGAGCCAAGTCTAAAAAATGAAAACAATTTACTATTTCACGGCTGATTGGTGTCAGCCTTGTAAGCGTACCCGTCCAATAGTAGAAGAACTTAATCGTGAACAAACTGAGGCGGGATTTCAAATTATAGACGTTGATGATAACCCAGAACTTGTAAAATCTTTTAGCATACAGTCGGTGCCTACGTTTATATTAATTGATAATGGGGAAGAGATTGGCAGGATAATAGGTGGACAGACTAAAGAGAGTTTGGAAAAATTTATTTATGAATAAAGATAACGATGAAATAGAAAAACTAATTCTCGCTGGTGGTATACAGGTTGCGGGGGTAGATGAGAATGGTGAATTGTTATATCAGTTCACTCCTAAAATGAAAGATATAAATAAACATTTATATGAAGATCATCTAAACTTTGTAAATTCAGAGATTATGAAACTATGGGAGTCAGGCTACGTTAATATTGATTTATTTGCTGAAGAGCCTATAGTGACTTTGACTAAAAAGGCCTTTATTCCAGATGCCCTTGCAAAATTAACAAAGCAGCAACGTTGGTCTTTAGAGGAAATAAAAAGGCTGCTTAAGAGGCGAGAAGTCTGATATAATTTTGGTATGCCATATCGTGTAGGTGCTAAAGGGTCTTACGGTTGTTCTGGCTACCCTGCCCTTAAAGTGGGTACAAATGAAGTAATGGGGTGCCATGATACACGAGCACAGGCTGCTGCACAAATTTATGCTATTAATCGAAGCGAAGGCAAAATTGGAAAAGCCATGAATGAAATCAAAGAAGGCGATTTTGTTATGGGTGCAACCACAGAAGGTTTAATTCATGGTATGGTTGAACACATTATGACTGAGGGTGGAGTTCTTGGAACACCTGGAACTAGATATGCTCTTGAGTCAATGCCACCAGAAAATCCTGCTATGTCTGTTAGGGTTTATAAAGAAGAAGATGGTGGTTGGGAACCTACTGCTTACAGCATTGGAATGATGTATGCAGATGCAGAAAAAATAGATATTGAGGAGCATAATATGGATGCTGAAGAAACAATGAAATCATATCATTCTGATAATGAAGATGAAGATAAATGGGATAACATTAGAAAAGAGTGTTGGGTTGGATACGAACAGCAGGGTATGAAAGAAAAAAATGGACGTATGGTTCCAAACTGTGTTCCAGTAAAAAAATCTGATGATATTGATAAAGCAAAAAAGCCAAACTATGATGAAATGATTAAGCCACGTCGTGGAGGATCTACACCTGCTAATCCAAGGCTCTATGCAAGAATTCAGCGTGAAGCAAAAGATAAGTTTGATGTATATCCATCAGCAGTAGCAAATGGATGGGTAGTACAAGAATATAAGCGTCGTGGTGGAACCTATAAGAGCGATGGTATTGAAGCAGAGAAGCGTGAATTCTCTACAGCATCTCGTGAAAGAATGGCAGAGGCTGGAACTGCAATGCCAGATGGATCTTTTCCAATTGCAAATGCTAATGATCTTCGTAATGCAATTCAGTCTGTAGGTCGTGCAAAAAATTATGAGGCTGCGAAGAGACATATTATTCGTCGTGCAAGAGCACTCGGTATGACAGATATGCTTCCAGAAGATTGGCGTAACTCTACTAAGAAGGGTGGCGATTGGGCTGGATCAGTATTTGATCTTAATCCTTTCGTAAAGTAATGTCATCAGGAAAATATAAAAGACATGATGGTTTTAATCCAGTTCAGATTAAAGATGGAAACATTGTTCGTCTTCGTAAAGATGGAACAGTAAAAGCAATTCTTGGAAAATACGGGGAGTATAAGAAAAATGACAAATAACATTAAGGTTGTACAGCCATCAGACATACATAAAGAAGAAACATATACACCAACTTCAGGTATGAAATCTGCTGCTCGCCGTGCTCTTCGTTGGAAAGAAGAAGGCAAGGCAAAAGGTGCAGGAACTCCAGTAGGTTGGGGTCGTGCAACAGATATTGTAGCGGGTAGATCAATGTCTCTCTCTACAGTAAAAAGAATGTACTCTTTCTTTTCTCGTCATGAAGTTGACAAAAAAGGAAAAGACTTCTATAATAATAGTAACCCTTCCAATGGTCGCATCATGTGGGATGCATGGGGAGGAGACGCAGGATTTTCTTGGTCACGTAAAATTGTAGAACGTGAAAAGAATCGTGCACAAAAGGCTTGGGAAGGCAGCGCATTTAATCGCTAGGGGGTAGCGTAATGGAAGATTTAAGTATTGAAGATTTAAAACAGTTGATTTCTTTTTATAAACAAAGATCATCTGAGTTAGAGTTTTCTAATTTGCAATGGCAGTTGAGATATGCTAAATTACAATCATCTTTATCTCAGCCAATTCCAGCAACTAAGGTAACAAAAACAAAATCTGAGTAGCGGATAATAAAATGGAATACGCACTTGCTAGTGTATTTGCTTTAGCATTGTCTTTTATTTTAATAAGTTTAATTGGATCTAGAAAAAAATTATCAAGAAAAAAAATAATTTATCGTCAAAGCGATACGCATAATTTTCTTAAAGAGTTCTTTTCAAGAGATACTGAAATGGAAAATAAAACAACACAGTCTAAAAAAAGGCAAGAAGAGCGTGGAACAAAGATTATTGTTACAGAAGATGATAAGGCATATTGGGTAATAGATAATATTTTTTATACTACAAATGTTATAAATGGTAGGCCAGACTTTGATAATGCAAGGCCTATAGATACTTCAAATATGTCTAAGAAAGAACTTGACAAAATGCTTTTTATACTGGATAATTTAGGTAGAGGTGATAAGAATGAACGTGGTAGTTCAGGGAACTAGCGATTTTAACGAATATAACATATTCCTTCGTGCTATGGGAGTTGCTATGTCTGGCATGTCTGAAGATGATATAGAGTTAAATGTTTATTCTGTAGGCCCTGCCAAAATTAATTCTATGGTTATGGAGTTTGTGAATCTTTCAGAACGTGGAATGAAGGCTAGAGGTAAAAAGATTAGGTACTATAAGGTTCCGTTTTCTTGGGTAGAAGAAAATATGGAATACATGAATTACTTTGCGTTTATGAGTAAACCAAAGCAGCCAGTATCAAAATTGATAGCCAAGGCAGAATTACAAGGGAAAGAAATAGGAATTTTTAGGTATTAATATGACACAACAAGATCCAAGATTTTTTTGCTACAAAGAAGAATACTTTGGTGGCACAGAATATATGGCTAGATATTTTCATAAAAATGTAGCCCCATTTTTGCCACAACTAAAACAATACAACTGTTTAATTTTGCCAGGGCAAACAGATAAACCATATGCTGAATTGATATACGAACCAAAAGAAATTATTATATGGCTACATAATCTAGTAGATCAATTTGGTTTTCAACTTTATCATCTTTTTACAGATAAAAGATTTATAGATAAAATCAAATACATAATTACTGTATCTGAATATCATAGACAAGACGTTATTAACAAGACTGGTATTGATCCAAACAAAGTTATTGTTATCTATAACGCTATTGATCCTATTGAAAATGATCTTTCAAGGTTTGAAAATGTAGATGTTCCACAACTCATATACACATCTTCGCCAGGACGAGGGTTGGAAATAGGTTTAACTGCACTATCCAAATTAGATATTGAATTTAGACTTAGTATTTTCAATGAAATAGTTCCAGACCTAGTAAGAATAGATGATGGCAATAGAAAAATACTAGAAGATCCACGTTTCTTTTTCTATGGTAAAACCCCGCATAAAACAGTTCTAGATCATATGTCACGTTCGCATATCTTCATGCATACAAGTAATTGGCATGAAACGTTCTGCTTGTCTCTTGTAGAGGGCCTAAGTGCTAACTGTTTGTCTGTATACAGTACTTTTGGATCTTTAGGGGAAGTAGGATCTGGATTTGGTTTGCCATACGATATAGAAAATAATACACAAAAAGATATAGAAAAGCATGTACAAGTTTTTTCTAATAAGATTACTAAAGCAATTGAAATGATCAAAAAGGGAGATTTTGATCCAGGTAATCAAGCAGAAACTATAAATAATAAGTTTTCTTGGGATAACTTTAAAAATGCTTGGATTGATTTTTATGAAAAGAGAATATAAGTGATTATAAAAGATTTAAATCAAATGGAAAAAATAGTTTCCAAAAACAAAAACCTAAATTGGGTTGGTTGGGATATTGCAGATCGTCGTCGTACAGAGGCTGGCAGAACTGCTATTAACGGTGTTAGAGTAGATGGTCAATGGTACGTCCAGACAATTTATCCACTTACTAGCAACGGATGGGATTTACCGAATAAGTATAGGATGTAAGCCATGAAGCAGCACCTCTGGAAAGATGATGCTTTGTGTCTAGGATCAGATACAAATATATTCTTTGATGTATATGAAGAAAAAACAGATACAAGAGAGTTTGTTGATTCTCTTTGTCGTACCTGCCCAGTAGCAAGACAATGTTTTGCTGTTGGTGTCTCTGGTAAAGAGTGGGGCATATGGGGCGGGGTATATTTAGAAGAAGGCGAAATATCAAAAGAATTTAATAATCATAAGACTAAACAAGATTGGTCTTATACTTGGCAAGCATTAACGATGGGATAGTTATGTATACGGATAATATGCGTAGGGCTTTTCGTTCTATACCTGCTCCAAATAATTTTGCTATTTCTCTTATTGACAATGAGCACTTTCTTACGATAAAATTAGATGAGAAGTCGTTCTTGCCATTAACACATGACGAGAAAATAGAAGCGGTGAAATACGTCACCCTTGTTAAGAAGGCTTTAGAGATGGAGGGGGCTGTTGTGCTAGTAACACGAGAGCCATTAAAATGATAAAATTATTATTCAAATCTTTAGTTTGCATTGCCAAAGATCATCAGTTTATTGATGTTGGCAAATGCCCCTTTACTGGTAACAAATATAAAATGTGCACAAGGTGTCAAGAAATGGTAACAGCATAATGCAAACCTTTTTACCTCATTCAACATTTACTAAATGTGCTCAGGCTCTTGATAATAAAAGACTAAACAAGCAGATACTTGAAGGCTATCAGATTCTTAATGTTAATTCTGGTATGTCAAAAACTGGTGGATGGCGTAATCATCCTGCAGTTCTTATGTGGAAAGGTCATGAAGGCAGTCTACTTGAATACATAGGAGAGATGGTAAAAGAAGCAAAACTTCGTGGCATAAATACCGACGGTAACGAAAATAACATTAAAGCCTTATTTAATAAGGTAGGAGACATGTGGAATTATGATGTTCCAACATGGATGCATGATAATGTAAAACTTATGCGTGTTATTACTACACATAGATCAAACCTATTTAAGAAAGATCCTTTGTATTATGCTAGGTATCAGGTTGCTATGAATAGTCCTTATAATACTCCTTGCTGCCCTGATCGTAAAATACCGTGCCAGTACTACTGGGTAACACATGAAAGTAGAGTACAATAGTAGTATGGAGATATTAACAATAGTATTAGGAATCTTTACAATATCTTTTGCAATAGCATATGCTGTATCTGTATCAAGAATAAAAAAAATGACAGAAGCGTTTGCTCAAGTTCTAATAAGTCAGGCTCAACTAGAAGCAGCATATGAAAATTATGCAAAAGCAAAAAGCATTGTTGATGATACAGATGTTCATACTCAAAGTTTTATTAAATTTCTTTCAGATTCTCGTGACTGGGCATTTCAGTATATTGAAGAAGTTCAGGGTGGTTTAAAAAAGTTTATAAATGAAATACAGCCACAAATAGAATACTATGACAAATATGGCGCTGCGGTTGAAGGTATGGTTGCTCCACATGATTTTGCATTGAAAAAGATATCTGCAGAATTAAAAGAGTTAAAAAAACTTTTACCAGAAGAAACGCCAGATGATAGACGCTAGAGGAATACCAACCTGCAGATGCCCAAACTGTGGAGATACCTTGTTTAGGGCATTAGTTTCTTTTGATCCAGATACTTATACAATAGGAATGTACCATTTAGATATTCAATGTCACAGTTGTGGTGCACTTGCTACTGCTCCGACACCATTAGATAACCCTACAGAAACCAATGATCAAATATAAATTAAAACGAGCAGAAGAAGTTTATGCATATGATTACCCAGTATGCGAGATAAAAGATTGCACAGAAAAAAGTGACAGACTTGCAATGACAGAAACAAGATTTGTTGACTTCTGTAAAAAACATCACGAAGAATATATATTGGGAGAGTTATGAGAGAAATATTACTATCAGTATTAACAGGTTTTGGATGCGGTATTGCATTTGCTGCATTCAAATTGCCAGTTCCAGCCCCGCCAGTTTTTTCAGGCGTAGCAGGAATTATTGGGCTTTGGGCTGGCTATGCTATACTAGTTAAAGTCATATCCTAGGAGGAACAAATGACACAAAAAGAACTAAAGGCAATGCTTGCATCATACGCACGTTCAGTCGTTGGTGCAGCAGCAGCGCTGTACGCTGCAGGAGTAACAGATCCAAAAGATCTATGGGCAGCACTTGTTGGTGCGCTAATTCCAGTAGCAGCACGTGCAGTCAATCCTAACGATCCAGCATTTGGACGTTTGCCAGCAGCATCTGCTGTTGAGTCGGCTTTGAAGAAGGCTAAGTCAAAGAAGGCTAAAGACGCAGAGTAATTAACTATTCTGTTATAGAGAGCGGGCTTAGAAATAGGCCCGCTTTTTATTTTAAAGAATCAAACAATTCTAAATATTTATCTTTAAGAATTTCTGGAGAAAAAGATTCAATACCTATATCTAAAGCCTTCTGTTTAAGTTGCATTTGATCCTTTTTTCTCATACTAATATAGTTGTCAATAAGTCTTGCTAATTGTTTGGGGTCACCTGAATATACATCAATAATAGATTTTGCTCTAAATTCTCCAACTTTTTCTGCATCTATCAACCATTCTTTTGGCAAAACTTGATTATTAGGTGATAGGTCTGTCATAAAAACTGGAAGCCCACTGATCAATGCTTCATTCATTGGAAGGCAAAGTCCAGCATATCTTCTTGGCAAAATCATAGCGTCATATCCAGCATATAGATCTTCTCTGTTTTTTATATTTTGATGACGAAACGAAACTCGTGGATCTCGTGGTCTTCCTTCTAATTCAGTCTGGGAAGTTATAACCAAACTATAATCTTCTTTAGAATATTTTAGCATCTCAAGAACTGTATCTGTACCATTTCTATCTCTGGCAGCCTTTTTTCCAGCCACATGTAAAATACGATTATGAGTTCTAGCCATGTTTTCATTTCTTGCTTTATTGAATAGACTTATATCTGTTGGTGGGGGTAAATGAATAAGTTTAGCCTGATCTCCAAACCTAGTCTGCATTTCTTCAAACTTCCATAGGCTAGGTGCCACAAGAACATCTGGAAGAGACTCATCTTTACGCTCTATATTGACTAAAAACTCATAGTTATATTGCAGTATTGTTTTAACACCCATGTCTCTTGCTATATCTATAAATAAAGAAGAATAAAATGTTTCACAAGAAAAAACTACATCTAAATCTCTAAGGAATGATATTATTTCTCCACGCTTAGGAAATCCAAATCTAGTGACTGCTTGTTCATAGCCTTGATACCAATCAATATTTTGTTTATTTTTATTAAATGAACTAGAATCAATTATAAGAACTTTTCTTGGATTTAACATTTTTACAAGTTCTCTGGTTTGATTACCGAGGCCAGTATTATCGCACCTTACTATCATTCCCAGGTTCATTCTTTATACCCCCAGACTAAATCATCTGTAGTAAACTTTCTTGTTCCTTCACGACCATCTAAATGATATGATCTTTTTATTCCACCTTCTGGATGATAGATCCAAAGTTTATGTTTGCTCCAACCAAGATCTCCATGAATTTTGCAGTCTTCAATTACAATACCATGAAAACCATCTTCAATAAATGTTCCTTTCCATGCTTTTTGTAAAACCTCATTTCTATAATATATGACTCTAGATAAATGTGGTCTCTGACTCCACTGAGAAGTTTTCATAAATCCATCTTCTAAACCAAACATTAAATGATTATGTTCGTGTGGAATCTGTTGTTCAAAGTGAAATCTAATTGTATTTGCTTTATCATACTCAAACATATCTAAACATTTTTGCCAATCAATATTATCAGATGTAAGTGGTGCATCACCTTCAACATAAAGCAGTATTGGTGTTTTTATTAGATTTATTGTATCAAGCATCATATTAGTTTGATGCTCATGATTTCTAAATACTACTGGCAATACATTTTTCCACTCGTGCATACACTTCCAAAGAACTCTATTTTTATATTCATCATAATCTTTTTTACGATCTCGCTGTTCTTCACGAAGTCCATCTATCTGCATAATTATTTCATTTTCTGGAAAGTGTTTACGAATAGCAGCAACTGTTTCGTCTATAATTCTGGTATCTGGATGGCTAGGCAAAACCGAGGTAGCCATAACAATAGTAACATCTCTAAGATGCATTTAGATCCTCCATGATTTTAAATGCAAAATCTCTTTTATATTTAAGCCACCAGCATACCACCTTATGAAGGTTTGCAGGATAGTCATTCATTAGTTCTAGATATATTTTAGATAAATCATTCCAGTCATGTGTTAGTTGTACTGGTATAGATTTGCCATAAATATAGTCATAGTAGTTTATTTCTCTGCCCTGCGAATCTTTTCTATCTCCTATGGGTAAGGTAAGCATTTCTATAGCCTCAAAGAATCTAAATGAATCTATTACTTGTGCACCAGATGGTGCTGGAGCAACCTTAGCGCTTGCTAATTTTCGATAGTACTCCTGTGGTGGGTCACCCTGTGCAAAGCCCTCTGTAGGGCAGTACAGAGCGTTTTCCATGCTGGACATGGCCTTGGCTAACTCCTGCCTGCGTTGATGTGTAATCTGTCCGCCAAAATAAATATTATGTTGTTTAATAGGATAATTAGGAAGATTGTTTTTTAGATGTTGAGGAACGCCGATAAAAAATCTATTATATTTTTCGTGTTTCTGGTGCGGGTATTGAATCCAAATACTTATATTAGGATGTTTAATGGCATCAGCATTAAACAAAGCACACTCATCTCCCGTTATAAATAATACAACACGATTAAGGTTTGCTAATTCTTGATTGATTTGTTCTTCACTACCTGCGTTTCCTTGACCTGGTATTACAACAAAAGCCCTATCATCTTTTGGTATATTATTTACTACAACTTGTTCTATATGATTACGTTCAAATGAGGATCGTAGTAGTTCATAATCCCATTTGCCATCAGCAGAGTCAAGTAGATTTGTAGAAAAAATATAGGCTTTTATCATTTTATAATCTTCCATAAATCTTCTTCTACAATTAATTTTTCTATTAAATTATTATTGATTTGAGATTCATATTGTTTAATTGCTTTAATTTTTAAATCTGCATAACTTGTATTTATTTTATATAAGTTATATTTTGAATTAAATTTATATAGTCTTTTTAAATATAGTTCAGGATATAAAATTTTATATGGCAACTCTGCATAAATAAAATATGTTTTATTAAAATTGTCCATTAAACTAAAAAGAATATTGGATAAAAGTAAATGGTCTGGATGATGTATTCCCAATGGAATATAAATATTTTCATAATTAATAATAGTATCTTTTATCCAACTCAATAATAAACTTTCATCTTGTTTTCCATAAACATCATCTAATAAATCATTATTAATAATGCTTGCACCAATTATTTGACAGGCGTACTCATGTTCTTTACGAAGCAATGTGTGTTTTTTAAAGCCAATATCATCATCAGGAATTCCAGCAAACGCTGATGCAATGGTAAAATTATTGTTTATACTAATATAGTCTCCCATAGAAAATATTGCATCATCTGTATGTGGAGAAAAAATTAAACTATTCATTTTCTAAAATACCAATGAGCCTCATGATTTTTTGCTAAAAACTCTCCACGATACCCTAGTGATTCTAAAAACCCTATTGTTTGCTCTGGAGTAGTGTTGTAGTCACGAATTCCAAGATCATCATGAATTGATATAAATATTTTTAAACTATTATTTTTTAATGTGTCTTCCGCACCTTTAAGAACTAAAAGTTCTGCACCTTCAACGTCCATTGTAATTGCACTGGGCATTATGCCTGTTTCAGAAACAAAGTCATCAAGTTTAATAATTGGTATTTGTTCAGTATTATCATGAATATATACATATTTATTTTTATCAATAATTGGACCTAAAGATCCTTTACCCCATCTATTAAGATCAGAACCTTCTCTGGTATCTGTTGTAATATCACCCATTAGTCCAGAATAACAACCACGTGGATCTATATTAAATCTTTTATACCACAATGCATGTATGTTGCCCCAAAATTCTGGAGTAGGCTCAATTAAAACCATATTTTCTGGTCCAACTATTTCAGCATAAACAAGGTTGCACCAACCAGACTCTGTTCCAATGTCAAAAAGAACATCACCTTTGCTAAGATGCTGTTTCATGCTTTCAATTCTTTCTCGTTCCCAATAGTCCCAAACATCCCAACTTGCTAGTGGCTCATTAAGAGTAAGTGTATAATCATAATTGAAACTTTCACCCTGACGAAGATATCCAACTTCTTTCCATTTAATGTCATCTCTTTCTATAAACATCATATGCCCAACTCCTTTAGTATTTGTTCCCATCTATGAACATATGTATGCTCACGTTTAGTTCTTTCATGCCCTCGTAATCTTATCTGCTCTCTTTCATCATCATGTTCTAAATAATAATCTATCTTTTTCTTAAGATCATCAAGATTACCGTGTTCGTACCAAACAACTTCATCATCTTTAAAATATTGATCAAGACCAACTATCTTAGGATAAATAGTAAACCCACCACGACCAGTACTTTCAAACAATCTATCACTTGTATAATATGGATAGTTAAAGTTAATATTTAATGTGTCACCGATTGCAATTTTACTACGAGCATATATACGATTAAGTGCATCGCCTCTTACAGTTCCAGTATCACCATCTCCACCCACATGACAAAAACGATCCGCATATGTTTCTCTTAAGAAATCTATAAGTTGTGGCCTAAAAGGATACTCTTGATGATACCTTTTACTTCCAACAAAAATAACATCATAATCGTAATACTTTTTATTTTTATCTGGATGAATATAACATTCCTTGTCATAAACTCCAGGTGGCATAAAATGACCTTTAACCTTTGTATTTTTATTAAACCAGTCTGCCATTAGTTTATCTACAGTAAAAAAGTGACCTATTGATCTATAGAAACCATCATTTTCAAGATCCTTTTGTCTGTTGATACCAAACCAAAGATCAAGATGATATGTCATTGTTGGTATTCCGTGCTTTTTTAATTCATGCAAAACATCAATCATATCTATGCTACCAGGAGTTTGCCATCCATGAGTATGAACCCATATAAATAAATCAGAGTCAAGAGCCTCACTATAAATTACTTTAGCCTTTACCTTACGCTCTTGTAGTTTTATTACCGTGTGACCTAATGATTCAAGCGATGCCGCATGATGATTTTCGCTAGAATAGGGAACTTCAAAGTTTCCTAAAAAAGTAATTCGTGCCAAATTATACCTCCACTTCTAAATATTATATCATGCTATAATTGTTTGACGGGGTAAAAATGAATTTTGTATACATATGTCGTGGTGGAGAGAATGAAGAACTTAGATATTCTCTTAGATCAGTTGCTGCCAGTTTTCCAGACTCTAACATATGGGTTGTTGGCGGTATTCCAAAATGGTATTCTGGTAGTAAAATATCCATAGAGCAAAACGCTGGCAAATGGGCTAATGCTATAAATAACTTAAATGCAATAATTGAATCTTCCGATATACCAGAAGAGTTTGTTTTGATGAATGATGATTTCTTTATCATAAACAAGATAGACTCAATTAAACATTATCATGAAGGTCTTTTGCTTGATAAGATAGAAAAATATAATGAACTTAAAATGGATCCCAACTATGTAAAAAAACTTGGGCATACCTATGCAAGACTACAAAGAATGGGAGTAGAAAATCCAATTAGTTATGAAACGCATACTCCAATGACCATGCTAAAAGGCAGATTAGAAGAGATTATGCAGTACTGTCCTCCTAGTTTATGGAGATCAATGTATGGCAATGTTCATCATGTGGGCGGGGAACAAATAAAAGACGTAAAGGTATACTATCGTGATAGATTTGCAACTATATCTCATGATTATACAGCGTCAGATTTACCAGTATTATCAACAGATGATGAGTCTTTTGTAACTGTAAGAGATTTAATATTAAAGAAAAAGTTTACAAAGAAAAGTAAATACGAAAAATAAAACTATCGCATGAAATGATAGTCCCCATCAGGGCCATTATCAGAGAACATTCCCATACTATTAAAGCCTTGTGATGCAAGGTAGTCAATAATAACTTCTTTCTCAGGAGATCCTATATTATATTCTACATCTCTTAGTTCTACTATAAGGTGCTCGCAGGACTTTAATGATTCCGTTGCCCCCATGAGAACATCTAATTCAGCACCCTGAACATCAATTTTAATTAATTGTGGCTTATTCAACATTTTATATTTAGCGAGATCGTCGAGAGTTATTGTTGTCATTTCAACAATACTTTTATCATCAAAAAGATATTCTGCTGCTGGACTGTATTTAGGATTTTCTCTATAATAAGAGTTACCAGCAAAATTTTCGTTATTCTGATAAAACTTAATTTGTTTTCCAGATTCATTGCTAAGTGCTCCAATAAAATACTGTAGTCTACTTTCTAAATATAAAGTTTCAAATGCATCAGTTGCATCAAATAAAACTATCTCACTGTCTGGCCAAATCATTTCTGCTCTTTGTGTCCAATGTAGAACACACGCACCTATGTCATATATTGTTGTAGGATAAAAATCAAATTGATGTTTTAGCCTAACTAAATAATCATGATGGTTTGTTGGTAGATTTTTATAATCACTTACCTTTTTTATATTTTTAAGTATGCTTTCAGAGTATTGCTTTGCCATTAAGATATCCTATCGCTCTTTCTAATCTTAGCACATCATCCTGAAAGACACCAATGCCACGATTACAGTTATGACATAAAAAGCCTCTAAAAGAGTCTGTTTCATGATTATGATCTACAACCCAAATACTTGCATTTCCACCAGATCCCTTTAACTGATCTTCATTCTTTAGGCATATGGGGCATATATATCCTGGATTTGGATATCCATATTGTTCTTTTAGTTCTTCTCTACGCTTTGCTAATTTTTTTGCACAGTTTTTACACTCTGGTCTTAGATATCTTCCACCGCTAGATGGCGAAAATGCAGACTCATCTAGTTCAAACTTACACTTACTACATGTTTTCATAGAGCGGATAGCGGGAATCGGACCCGCACATTAACCTTGGCAAGGTTACGCACTACCACTATGCAATATCCGCATAGTAGAGCAGGTAGGACTTGAACCTACGATAACCGAATTATGAGTTCGGGGCCTTGACCAACTTGGCTACTGCTCCGCTATTTTTCACTAATTAACTTTTTAATATTATTAACTTTAGTATAAGCATCTCCACCAGCATCAATTAGTTCCATAACCTCATCAAATGCTTGCTTGCGAGCCTTTTTACATCCGTTACAAGGACAGACCCAAGACTTACTTTTGTTTTCCAAGGTCTTGCTTTCTCTTGATCTTACCTTCTCCAACACCAGTCCAATACATGTTGTAGTAGTTAATATCATAAGAGAATGTCTTTAGGTGTGCAACATGTGCGCCAGTATGTGCATATGCTTGAATACCAGCCTGTTTTGCTTTTCTAAAAAATGAAACATCTTCACTAATAAATTTATTTGCTGCTTGTTGGTTTTCTCCAAATACAGAAAATTCTCCAGCAACTTCACGAACCTTTGGAACAACTGATCTATGCATTAGAACAAAACCAAAGCCAGCAACATCAACAGGAATTAATTGATTCTGTGGCATAGGATGAATTGCTCTTGTTACATATTGGTTATCTGTGTCCATATAAAGAGCAGGTGTTGGCTCCATTAGACTTTGTTCATTTTCTTGGCTTACAAAATATACACCTGTTACTAGTGGTTTACTAATCTTGTCTGCTGAATCCCACAACAATTGGAATGCATCCATGCTCATGACAATATCTGAGTCTACCCACATCAACCAATCACTTTGCATGTTATCGTACCAGTAATCAATAAGAGATTGTCTTTGTCTTGCAATTTGATTACCTTGAACACGAATACTGCTTGTTACTTTAATTCCCCTGCGCTGTGCTTCAAGCAGGGTATTTAACAAACCACTTGCAAATCTTCCTTCTACTGTACCACCATCACACCATGCAAACGATACTGTTTCCTTATCGCTATGTCCAGATGTTGGCTTGTCTTGAATATTTTTAGGTTGTGCTTTACTAGGCTGCTTCTTGGCCATTCTTATGCTCCTTTAGATGACGTGATAATGTATCGTGAGCAAAGATCCCCCAACGGACTTCAAGTTCTTTCCCACACTTGTCGCAAACTGCTACTCTACCTTTTTCCATAAATCTATTGTACACTAACTGTTTTTATTTGTCAATTATTCACAAATATATGAAAATGACATATGAAATTTATCTTCAGTTGCAGCATTCATTGGTGTATTAAAATCCATTGGTTCGTCGTATCCAGATCCTGCATGTTGCCACAATGTCATAGTTGAACTGGATGGAGATAAATGTCCTTTTAGCGAATAATGTCTCAATGTTGGCGATGTATCATGTGCAGATCCACCATAAACATCTGTATGATATTTTGACGCAAATGGAATGGTTAGTGAATATTGTCCAGTTCCAAAATTTGTAACAGTTGTATATAAAACATCAATTTGAACCATCACCCAGTTGCCAATTTTAATATATGATCCAGTTGCTGGAGTTCCAGTAAATGTAAGACCTGTACCAGACCATGTTGGACTATATGAATTTATCTCAGTTGTAAGTCCGCCTACATCACCAAAAGCAGGATGCGTAAAACGTGCCATTAGTCTTTAGACTCCAGCCCAGTTTTAATAACTGCAGCAGTTAATCCGCTTGTGGAAGCAACAATGTAGAGGTGATCTTTCGACGGTAGTTCAAAAGATATTGAATGATTAGGAAGAATCCTAAATCCATAACTAGATGTTGTAACTCCCTCGCCACCTACATAAACATATCCTGCGGAATTATTATTTTGGATCGTAATATCAAAGCCAGAGTGAGTGGAACCAGGAGTTAGTTTGGTTGCGCTATCACTAGCGAGTGTATATATCTGATGTTCTGTCATGGCTCTATTTTATCATCCTTGTTAACTATATCGTAATGATATGCATCAGAGTCTTCTGTAATCCATTTAGCAGCGTCTTCTACGTCCCATTTGCGGGTATTGATCAAGCGATGTATAACAGGCTTACCAGGCTTAGTAGTAAAAGAAGGCTCTAGAGCAAA